GTAGTGTGACTCCCTATACCTCTTATGTGGCTAGTCGGTCTGGTATTTCGGCTAGTCTTTATGGCGGTCTCGGTTGTTTCATTACTTATAATGGTCTGGGTATTGCTAGTGCGTATTTCGGTTCTCGGTTGCTCTACAAGGCCCCCAATGCAGCCAGTCTGAATATCGTCACAAGTGAAGCTACTTGGGCACTGCTCGAAAATAATTAACATATTACAAAGGTAGGGATGGGACTGATACTTCTTCCTATAAGGTAGTTGATTAGGCAGATTCTATTGCAGATATTTGGTACAGTACAAAACGACAACAGTAATGTGAATACCAATACCTCTAATGTGGCTAATCAGTCTAGTAATTCAGCTAATCTTAATGGCAGTCTCAGTTATTTCAATACTAATAATAGTCTGAGTAATACTAATACGAATATCGGTTCTCAGTTACTACTGTTTACTTAAGTAGTTTCATCTCTTTTGCTTCGGAATACAATAACTGTAACTCTTATCCCTACCCCACCTCTTGGTGAAAGACAAAGTATAGGTTAGTAAGTGTGTAGTCATACAGCTGGTCTAACTATCAGCTGTATGACAAGGCACACTAAAAGCCACTAGTAAACAGGACTATGAAGGTCTATAGACATCTGTTTGAAAAGATTTGTACCATTGAAAATTTCAGAATTGCCTATGCAAATGCCATCAAAGGAAAAGGTTTCTACAAGGAAGTAAAAGAAATCAACAAGGACCCTGAGACATACCTGCAAAATCTGCTTGAGGAGGTCAAGAGTGGTCAGTACAGAGTCTCCGATTATATCATCTTCACCAGATTCACTGGTGGCAAGGAGAGGGAGATTTACAAGCTCCCAATGAGGGACAGGATAGTACAACATGCTATCATGATATACCTCGAACCCATCTTCAGGGAGAACTTCATACTGGACACTTATGCTTCCATAAAGACAAGAGGTATCCATCTTGGGCTTACCAGAGTCAAGAGGGCACTCAAGGATGAAGGATACAAGTATGCAATGAAACTTGACATCCATAAGTGTTACCCTTCCCTTGACCAAGGGATACTCAAGATGAAGCTTCGGGAAAAGATTAAGGATGCTCCCCTGATTAAGTTGCTTGACATTATCATTGACAGCTGTGAGAGTGGTGTTCCAATTGGAAACTACACTTCCCAATACTTCAACAACTTCTACTTCAGTGCCTTTGACCACTGGATTAAGGAGAAGAAGAGAGTGAAATACTACTTTAGGTACTGTGATGACATGGTGCTCTTTGGTAGGACAAAGGAAGAGCTGTTCCAGCTGCTTAAGGAGATACAGGAGTACATGGCTTCCCTCCATGTTGAACTGAAGCCCAACTACCAGATATTTCCCATTGATGTCAGAGGAATTGACTTTCTGGGGTATGTGTCCCGCAGGAAATACATCAAGTCAAGGAAGCACATCAAGCTCAATTTCCAATCCAAGGTTGAGAAGATGAACTTTGAGAAGCTCAAGGACAGGGACATCAACATCTTAGGCTCCTATTGGGGTATCTTCGTACATGCTGATTGCAGACACCTCTGGCAAGTCTCCACAGGTTTCAAGGACTACAAGACCTTCAGACAGTTCCTAAAGGAAAAGAGAAAAGAACATAAAAACAAAATCAAAAACGATATGAAGTGGTATAAAGGAAATTCAGAAGCCTTTGAGCAGATTGTATCTGTTGGCAAGGGTGTTAGTGAGGTAAGGCTCTCTCTCAAGCACATTGACCCAGTGCCTGCTACTGAAACTGATGGGGGGGACCCCTCCGACCTTCTCTATGTGAAGGGCACCATCAAGGGTAACCTCAGTACTGCTGCCGTCAAGCAGCTGCTCTATGACCTCCAGAAGGAGTATGACAAGAGCATCTATGTGAACAGCTTCATCATTCGTGGCCAGAAGGCATGGCTGTCCAAGGCTGACAGGGTTGGCCTGACACATTCCCTTCAGGTCCAAAAGGATGCAGGATTGGAGCAGAGCACTCTCTGGCTCAATGGTAAGTCCTATTCTGTGAATATCGACTATCTCCTGTCCTTCCTCAAGGAGCTGGAGCTTTATGCCATCCAGTGCTACAACATCACACAAGAGCACCTGAGGGCAATCAACTCCATGAGTGGCAGGGCTGAGATACTTGCCCATGACATCACTGCTGGCTATCCTTCCCCTATCAGGTTTGATGACAGCAAAATTTCTTAGAGAAAAGCTTTGATTTCTTAAGGTTGTTGAGTATCTTTGCAGAAAATCTTTAAGAGTATGGCAAAATCAACAACCAAATCAAGTTCACCTAAGAAGAGTACTGGAAGACCTAAGCCACTTACCGCCAAGGCAGGAGTTACCAAAGACCCTAAAAGGAGGTATGGCTGTGGTGGGAAACTTAAGTAAATCCCTTTATAGGGCAGAACTCTTGTTCTTGAAGGTCATACCTATGCTTATGGCATTCGTCTGCCTCCTGAACACTGTTCTGTCCTATTATGATATAGATTGGCCCTTCCTGTCCTACTTGGGCAGTGTGTCCATCTTTACTTTGGCTTTCCTGTATCTGTCCTCTGTGGTATTCAGGTTTTGCATGTGGCACAGGATGTTCCTCCACTATGTGGCCTTCAATTGGGCACTCAACATTATAGACTACTACATAGGCATCCCTGTGAGTGACAGGGAACTCTTCATAATGTACTTGGCCATTACAGGTGTTTTCCTATTCATAATCCTATATCTGAAAATGTATGAACTTCCTATCAAAACTTGTATCAAGGGAGCTGAAGCTGGCTGCCAAGAGAATTGATGCTGGAACTTGTGAGGTGAGTGAGGATGAAGCTATTGATATATTAAAGGTAGTAGCTCATGAGCCTCTCAGCAAGGATGAAGCTATTGATATATTAAAGGTAGTAGCTCATGAGCCTCTCAGCAAGGATGAAGCTATTGATATATTAAAGGTAGTAGCTCATGAGCCTCTCAGCAAGGATGAAGCTATGAGCTTGCTGAACCTTGGAAGGAGCAGATTTGATGACCTTGTGAGGGAAGGCAAGATACCAAAAGGCAGGAAAAGGAGAGGCTTCAAGGAGCTTGTATGGTACAAGGATGAACTGCTTCTTATAAGTCGGTAATGAATTTATCCCCTAACTACTTGATGGTTAGGGGATTTTTGTATCCTGTCGGCATTGTTTCATAAGACTTTGTGGCCACCGTACCTTTGCACTGTAAGCTTACAGATGTATAACTAACAAACACAAAGTATTATGGACGAAAAGATTTACACAACTGAGTCCCCTCTTACTGGTGCTCTTCTTGGCTCCATGATTAACAAGGGTAGTGACAATGACTTTGCAACTCTCGCTGCCATGAATGGTGGTATGGGTGGTGCATGGAACAACCCCTTCGTTTATCTGGTGTGGATGATGTTCGCCAATAGGTACATGGGTGGAAACGGTGATTCCAACACTGGTACTCAGGCTCAGATTCAATCCCTGCAAGGGGTTGTACAGGACAACCACAACTCTGACCTCCTGATGGCAGCTGTCAATGGCTCTGCTGAGGCTACAAGGAGTCTCTCCGTAGCTCTCAATGCAAACTTTGACCAAGTGAGTGCTGCTATCTGTGGTGTGAGGAATGGCATCACTGAGGCCAATGGCAACATTCAGCTTGCAGCTGAGAGGATGCTCAATGACAATTCCAAGCAAACTGGTATCCTGAGCAGAGAGCTGTGTGAGGGCTTCTGCGGTATCAAGTCTGCCATCCTTGAGCAGGGTTATCAGAACCAGCTCAACAACGAGAGGCAGACCAACACCATCCAGAATGGCTTCACCAGCATCGGGTTCCAAGTTGAGAGGAATGCCTGCGACATCAAGGAGACAAGCCTTGCCAACACCCAGAGGATTATTGACACCCTCAATAACCACTGGCAGCTGGAGTCCCAGACTACCATCCAGCAACTGAGGGATGAAATCGGCAGATTGAACCAAACCCAAGCAATCATCGCTGCACTTGGCACGAGTACAGCTGCTAGGGCTACTGCCACAACCAGTGCATCCTAAACAATGTTGGGACTGAGGAGTGGGGCAACCTGCCCTTCAGTCCCTTTTTAATCTCTTACTGCTATGTTGTTTAAGGATGTAAAGCAAGGATGCCCCCTGTACATATTTGACAGGAACAGTGTATCTGTCAAGACGGGCAATATCACTGGAGTTACCTTCCCACATTTGAGCAACCAGCCCAATGGTGGTATGGTGGTAGATGTTACGGTCAATGTGGATGGCAATGCCCAGACCTATGAGATAAAGGATACCTCTGAGAGTGCCTATGTGGGTACTACTATGCTCACTCCCAATGTGGATAGTGTGCTTACTGAAATCCGTGCTCTCAAGACACAGAGTGAGGAAATAGTAAGGTCAGTGGACAAGCATGAGGGTATCATATCCAAGTGCAGTGCCCTTCTCACGGAGCTTGACCCTGTGTACAAGGAGAAGCAACTCAATGAGCAGAGGCTCTCCAGACTTGAGGAATCCATTGACAAACTTGCCCTGATTGTGGAAAAGATGAATACTAATAAAATGATTTGATATGACCCTGTTTGAACTTATTAAGAAGCATGGAGCCAACAAAGGCGAGGATGTCATGTGGAGGAGTGTTGACCTCCTTTCTCACATCCTTGAGGACCACCTTTCTGGAGAGGAGTACCATTCCGTGAAGAAGAAAATCTATTATGAAATGGTAGGTGGCCACTTTGACAAGGAATTTGCTGACGCACAGATAGCAAAGTTCTACTATGTTGACTCCGATGGAACAAAGCACTTTGCTCCCTACTGGGCAGAGAGTGATGTCAGGACTCTCTACAGCGGAGTTAAGGGCGACATTGGTGACTACAACTTCTATGACTTTGAGGTAGCTCTCAACATGATTAAGAGTGACTATTGTCCCCTTTTGAAGAGATGGTTCCCTGATGAGGACAAGGATGACCACCTTAAGAGGTTGGTCTCACTCACGGTGAATTGGCTCAATGATACAGACAACCCCTATGGCACTGAAAAGGTCTGGGGATATTTCAACAAGTAATGGCAATTGTAGGGGAGGGGCTTCGCGCCCCTCTTCTCGCTTATGGCGGCGATTTTGATATTTCGTTTATAAGTATTACCTTTGCAGTGTAAATCAGGTGATATGAAGAAGTATTTCTATCTCGCTATAGCTCTTTTGTTCATCGGTCTTGGGGTCTTCGCTTGGTATGAGACAATGGAGGCCAGAACCTACAAGGAGCTTTACGGTGTGTCTGCTGCCAATGAGAAGGCCTACAACGAGGCCCTCAGTGACAGCAAGGAGAAGGCTCGTGTATTTCAACTGACCATAGACAATCTCAAGTGTTCCAACGATTCCTTGGTTGCAAAACTCTTGGAGGTCCAGAAGGATAGAAAGATAAAGGACAGGCAAATCAAGTCCCTCTCCTATCAGCTGGCCACTGCATCCAAGAGGGACACTCTTGTGCTGAGGGACACCATCTTTGCTCCAGCTGTGGCTGTAGATACTACACTGGGAGACAAGTGGTATAATCTGAACCTCCACCTTGAGTACCCGTCCACTGTGGCAGTTGAGCCTACTTTCCAGAGTGAAAAGTATGTGCTTATCAGCTCCAAGAAAGAGACTGTTGACCCCCCTTCAAAATGCTTTTTTATAAGATGGTTTCAGAGGAAACATGAAGTCATCACAGTTGATGTGGAAGAGAAGAACCCATATATCCAAACTACACAACAGAAATTTATTGAGATTGTAAAATGATGGAAGAAACTGGAGTTCAGATTTGGAGTCAAGTTCTTATCGCTGGTGTGGGTATCATATCCACCATAGTCAGTGCGGTGGTCTCATGGATTTTAGCCCGCAGGAAATACAACAGCGAGGTTGACGGAAATGTCATCCACAATATGCAGGAGTCCTTGGACTTTTACATCAAGCTGTCGGATGATAACAAAGCTAGGCTCGACCTAGCTCTTCAAAAGAATGCTGACCTTGAGAAGGAAATGGGGGAGTTAAAAACGCAGATGATAAATCTTGTGACCAACATCTGCTATGACCTCCAATGCCAGTACAGACTTAGAAACAAAGTGATTACAAGAGATGAAGCTGAAGGTGGAAAGAACATTCAGGGGGCCTAATTACACTATAGGACACCTGTACATCAATGATGTTTACTTCTGTGATACCTTGGAAGACCCTGACAGGGGCTTGACAGACCAGATGTCTGTGTTTGAGATTCAGACCAAGAAGGTTAAGGGTGACACCTGTATCCCTTATGGTAAGTATGTGCTGAGTCTTGACATCGTTTCTCCCAAGTATAGCAACACACTCAAGTACCCTTATACTGCCATTGCAAACGGCAAGATGCCCAGAGTGCTGGGAGTCAAGGGCTTTGAGGGAATTCTTATCCACGCAGGGAACACCCAGAGGGATACAGAAGGTTGTCTGCTTGTTGGTCAGAACAAGGTTAAAGGACAGGTTATCAACAGCCAAGCTACATGGAAGAAGCTCTATGCCCTGCTTGCTGCTGCAAGGAGCAGAGGAGAGGCTTTTACCATTGAGTATGTGAAGAAGTAACAAGTGTTTTTGTTTGCTTTGCATAAGTGTTTTATTTATACTGTTGCTTAAAGCTAAAGCTTTCTATAACTTTGCACTTGTTTAATTTAATTGGAGAATAAAATGGAAGGATTAAATTTGGACTACATCACTGATGGGGATGAGCTGGACCTCTTTGGTGATGGCACAGAACAACAACCAGCTACTCCTGAGGAGCCAAGCACTCCTGAAGGTGAGAATAAGGAAAAGGACACTGCTGAGGAGATTGACACAGACAGTCTGTTTACTCCAGAGAGCGTAGGTAGTGGAAAAGATAACAAGGAAAAGGAAGATGATACCCCCTCCGGCGAGGGTGATGGTTCTTCTCCTGACAAAAACTTCTTCTCTTCCAATGCCAAAGCCTTAGCAGAAGAGGGTATCTTCCCTGACCTTGACGAAGATACAATAAATGGTATCAAGACTGCCGAAGACTTGAGGAAGGCAATTGAAGCCCAGATGCAAGCAGGTTTGTCTGAAGTACAGAAGAGAGTCAACGATGCTCTCACAGCTGGAGTTGAGCCTACGGCCATCAGACAGTATGAGAACACCTTGAACTACCTCAACAGTATTGATGACAAGCAGCTGGAAGCTGAGGGTGACAAGGCAGAAGACCTCAGAAAGAGGTTGATTATGCAGGATTTCCTCAACAGAGGTTTCGACAAGACCAGAGCAGAGAGGGAGGTCAACAAGGCACTTCAGAATGGTACTGATGTTGAAGATGCTAAAGAGGCATTGAAGAGCAACAGAGAGTACTTCAAGAAGTCTTATGAAGACCTTGTGCAGGAGGCTAAGGATGAGCAGGAAAGAGAGGTAGCTGAAAGACAGGCCAGAGCTGCCAGCATCAAGGACAAAATCCTTGATACCAAGAACAAGTTCTTTGGGGAACTTGAGCTTGACAAGGCAACAAGGCAGAAGGTCTTTGACAGTATCTCGAAGCCTATCTACAAGGACCCAGAATCTGGAGAGATGCTCACAGCAGTGCAGAAGTATGAAGCTGAGCATAAGGAAGATTTCCTTGTCAAGATTGGCCTTTTGTTCACTCTGACAGACAACTTCAAGTCTCTTGATGGTCTGGTCAAAGGTAAAGTAAACAAAGAGATGAAAAAGGGTTTTAATGCTCTTGAGAGCAAAATCAACAATACCGCTAGAGATAACGATGGTAATCTCAGGTTCACTAGCGGAGTCAGTGATTCTGAGGATTACCTCGGCAAGGGTATTAAGCTTGACATCTAATTTCATACATTAACAAAACTTTAAGTATTATGCCGAATTTACTGGGTAAATTTCAGACAAGGGAATTCAGCTACTGGAAGGGTCTGACTAAGGACAACCACCTTGGCTCCATTTTCCAGAGAGCACCACAGAAGGCAACGAATCTTATGGTGCAGCTGCTTGCTTTCCAGAGAGGAAAGACCCTTGACACTCTCCTCAACCAATTCCCTACAAGGGAGTTTGAGAATGACGAAGAGTACACATGGGATGTTGTCGGTAGCTCTAGGAGGAATATCCCTCTCTTGGAAGCAAGGGATGAGAATGGTACTCCTGTGACAAATGCAACTACTGGTAACATTGGTGCTGGCACTGCTCCATTTGAGCTGGTCTTCGCTGAAGATTGGTTTGCAGATGGTGAGTACATCGTTGGTAACCTGAACGAGGTCTATCAGTTCAGAATCCTCGGTGATGCCAGAATGGAGGGCACAAACGCCGTCTATAGAGTTGAGCTGGCTGGTGGCAACACCCAAGGTGTTCCTGCCGAGAGGCTCCAGCAAGGTGAGCTGTTCAGTGTTGAGGCTGCCTTCGTGGAGAGCGAGCTTTCCAGAAAGGTGGGTGATGCAAGGTTCTCTGCACCTGTTGCTATGAGGAATGAGTTCTCCACCATCAGAATCCAGCACAAGGTTCCGGGCAACAAGATTAACAGGAAACTGGCTGTCGGTGTGCCTGTTGTGGTTGACGGTAAGAAGACCACTATGAACATGTGGATGCACTATGTGGATTGGGCTGTTGAGCAGCAATTCTCTGACTACAAGAACAATGCTCTGGCATTTGGTAGGTCCAACAGGAACTCCAATGGTGAGTACCTCAACATTGGTAAGTCTGGTGTGGCTATCAAGACTGGTGCAGGTCTGTATGAGCAGATGGAGGTTGCAAACACCTACTACTACAGTGTTTTCACCCTGAAGCTGATTGAGGATGCCCTCTATGAGCTGTCTGCAAGCAAGCTTGACCTGAATGGCAATGACAGGTACTTCCTCATCAAGACTGGTGAGAAGGGTGCTATCCAATTCCACAAGGCTGTCCTCCAGACTGTCAGTGGTTGGACTCAGTTCACTGTCAATGGTGATGCTCTCAAGATGGTTGAGAGGACACAGAGCAATCTGCATGATGTGTCTCTGTCCGCTGGCTTCCAGTTTGTTGAGTACAAGGCCCCGAACAATGTGAGAGTCAAGATTGATGTTGACCCTTACTATGATGACCCTGTGAGGAACAAGATTCAGCACCCTCTTGGTGGCCCTGCTTTCTCGTACAGGTATGATATTATGGACATTGGTACTATGGACCAGCCTAATATCTTCAAGTGCAAGATTAAGGGTGACGAGGAGTACAGAGGTTATCAGTGGGGTATCAGGAACCCGTTCACTGGACAAAAGGGCAACCCTTACATGTCCTTTGATGAGGATGCCGCTGTCATCCACAGAATGGCTACTCTGGGTATCTGCGTACTTGACCCTACAAGGACACTCTCCCTCATTCCAGCTGTTCTCGCTGGCTAAGAGAGAAAAATCATAGCAAGGCAGGTTAAAACTGCCTGCCTTGCTTTTTTTTTTAAGTTTCAAATTGTTAAGGAGAAATCATTATGAAGGAAGAGAAACAAGTTGAACTAGACCTTGGAACTGAGCTTGAAATGACACCAGTCACTCCCCCAGCTCCAGCGGAAGCCCCTGTAAAAAGAACTGTGAGCAGGGTTTCTGACTTGGATGAGAAGAGGCTTATCAACTGCCTTAGGAATGAGAGAATCATCGTAAGGCACATCAATAAGCAGACTGGTATGGTTACTGACCCTAAGCATGTCCTCTATGGTGGACTCGCTGAGAATGCAAAGAGGGGCTATGTGGTCCCCTTGCTGAGGTCTGGTGGCTATGTCAATGTGCTCACTAAGGACGAGAAGAACTACCTTGAGTATGTCTTGGGACTGGAGCCAGATGCTCTCAATGTCTATAACAGGGTGAATAACTTCTGGGATGACAGCAATGAGAATGGCATTGGCAGGGTGGTTTTGGGCAAGCATGACACTTACCTTGACCTTTCCAATCCTATGGATTACATCAGGTACAAAATCCTTCTGGCATGGAAGGATAACATCGCTCCCTCTCTCCAAGCTCTTGAGGACCACCCGAAGGCCACTTATGAGTATGTACTCATTTCTGAGTCCGATGTCACCAAGAGTGCCAAGCTGAACATGACCTCCAAGATGGAGTCCTACAAGGAGTTTGGTAAGATTGAAGGTGATGCTGATGTACTGAGGCTGGTTATTGAGATTATGGATGGTCGCCCTGTGGCTTCCAACACCAAGCTGGAGGTTCTCCAGACCAAGGTAAATGACCTCATTCAGTCTAACTCCAAGATGTTCCTCAAGATTGTCAAGGATGAACTGCTGCCTACCAAGGTACTGATTAAGAAAGCAATTGAGGCTGGTATCATCTCCAAGAGGGGAGACTACCTGTACCTGAGACAGGACAACACTCCACTCTGTGAGAACAACCAAGAGCCTACATTCAATATAGCTGCCGCCTACTTGAGTGCACCTAAGCACCAAGAGCTGAAGTTCAGCATTGAGGCCAAGCTGAAGTAACAAGAAGCTTATGACCACAACAGAATTTTCAGACCAGTTTGATGTGTTGTACAACAACATCACAAGCAATCAAGCTCCGGGTTTGAATGAATATGAGAAGTCTGTGTTCCTTACCAAGGCACAGGAAGAGCTTGTAAAGAACTACTTTCTGCCACAAGCCAACCCACACCAAGAGGGGTTTGATGACAATCCCAAGAGGCAGGCTGACTTTGCCTCCCTTATCCAAGTTGCGACTTGCACTCTGGTGGCTTCCCCATCAAGCAAGTTTGACCAAAGGGCCAAGGTTTACACTTACCCAAGTAATGTGTTCCTTGTGCTTAATGAGCAGCTCTGGGATTCTACCAACAATATCCCTTACACTGTGGTCCCAATCTCCTATGAGGAGTATGGCAGGCTGATGGCAAAGCCTTACAAGTTCCCTCCCAAGTATCAGGCTTGGAGACTTATCACTGTGGGGAGCACTACTCCCACTGTGGAAATCATAGGGGTGTTCAAGGTTGCAAGCCCTACCTATAGTGTGAGGTTTGTGAAGAGGCCCCAACCTATCAGGCTGACCACCTTCACAAGTGACTATAATCTGGTCACCCTTGGTGGAGCAAGCACTGAGCAGGGTTGTGAATTGCCTGAGCATCTCCATGAGGAAATCCTTCAGAGGGCAGTGGAGCTTGCCAAGATTGCTTGGACGGGTGATGCAGCTTCTACTGTAACAACTGGTCAAAGAAGCGAATAATACTACAGAAGTTATGACAAACTCGGAATTTAGTGATACCTTTACAACTCTCCTGAACAGCTATAACACTGCTGCTCAGTTCGGGGAGCAGGCATCCAGAAGGGAGATTGTTCTTGATGAGTATGAGAAGTCTGTTCTGCTCACCCAAGCACAAGACCTTATTGTCAAGTCCTACTTCGATGGCTCCATGAATGCCCAAGGACAGGGCTTTGATGACAGCAATAGGAGACAGATGGACTTCAGCTCCCTTATCAAGGTTGCCACACTTACTCCAGCTGGGACTGGAAGCCCCTTTGATTCGAGAGGTATTGTGTATCAGCTGCCTAGAAAAGTTAACTCGCAGGGTAATGACATTGCCAATACCACCGATGTCCTCTTTATCCTGAATGAGAAGCTGACAAGGACTGTGAGTGGCTCCACCAAGGAATATGTCATTGTCCCTATCTCCTACAAGGAATATGACAGGGAAATGTCCAAGCCTTATGCACAGCCTTTGAAGAAGCAGGCATGGAGGTTGTTCCAGAACCAAGTCACTGGCTTTGACATTAACACCGAGCTTATCCCGAGGTTCAATGTCACCAACAGTGCCCAGACACCCTTCGTGTACAAGATTAGGTATGTGAAGAGACCAAGACCTATCATCTTGGAAGACCTTCCTAATGACCTTGAGATTGATGGTGAGAATACTGCTTCCAGCTGTGAGCTGAACCCCATCGTGCATATGGACATCCTCAACAAAGCTGTTGAACTGGCCATTGCCACTAGAGGGGGGGGGTCCTACAACCAAGCAATAAATAAGTAATCAACCAATATCATGACCCTTGAGGAATTTTCCAACGGATTTGATACTCTTGTCAGCAGCTACAGGAGATTCAAGGATTTCGACAAACAGGAGATGCTGGATAGCATTGAGTTTGATGAATATGAGAAGTCCCTTTGGCTGACTAAGGCCCAAGAAGAGCTTGTGGTGAACCTCTACAATGGTAAGAACCCTTATGGAGATTCCTTTGAAAGCACTGAAGAGATAAGGAGGTATCTTGACCCCCTTGTGAGGACAAAGACTTACTCTACAGAGGATGAGGAGGATGGTATTGGGGTGTCTGACAAGTCAAGGTTCTTTAGGCTGCCCGATGACATTGCGTTCATCACACTGGAGCAGATTGTCTATGGAGACGAGACCCTTGGATGTTACAACGGAAGTAGGGCTGATGTTTACCCTGTTACACAGGATGAATACAGCAGGATAAAAGATAACCCATTCAGAGGCCCAACCAAGTACAAGGCTGTCAGATTGGATGCAGGCGAGGGATTGGTAGAGATTATTTCCAAGTACGGGATAAGCAACTACCTTATCAAGTACCTCTCCAAGCCCAAGCCAATCATCCTTGAGGACCTGCCAAATGGATTGACCATTGGAGGTGTTGGTGCAGCAAGGAATTGTGAACTCAATGAACTCCTACACCAAACCATCTTGGAAAAGGCTGTTCAGATGGCCCTCAACTCAAAGGGAATTACTGTGAAAACCAACTAGTATATTGTTTAATTAAACATTAAAAACATGAACATTTTTTCTACAAACCAAGCAACCCACCTTTATGTGGCAACTGCTTTGAAGACAAGCACTGACCAGCCTGCTGTTGCAGGTGACCTCAAAGTGGTCTCCAAGGATGGTCAGATGTACTTCAAGTACTTCGGTGCTGGTGGCCCTATCAGGAGTGACTTGATTGACATCAAGAGCATCTCTCATCTGAAGGCAATCCCTGCTTCCAAGATGGCCAAGGCTCTCAAGAAGTACACAGTTACTCTGAAGTCCGCAGTCAATAGTGGCAACCCTGTTGCAGGTCAGGATTATCTCCTGAGGATGACCTTCACTGGCTATGTTGGCATCTCCCCTGATGATTCCAAGTATGAGAAGTATGGTATGGTTCACGCCACCACTGGCATGAGTGCCTCCAGCTTCTATCTGCACTTGGCCTCCAGCATTGCCAAGAACATGTCCAGAGAGGCTGTTCAGTTCATCAAGGTCTATGTCAAGGTCTCCGCTGGCACTGAGACTGAAATCACTGCCACATCTGACCCTGAGGATACCACGACCTACAGTGGCACCTATGATGGCGTTGTCATCAAGGAGCAAATGCCTGACTGGATTCTCGGCACAAAGCAAATCAAGGTGATGACCCCTGAGTTTGTCTGTGTCCCTATCACAGTGAGCAATGACTCCGTTATCTGGGGTAGTGTTGCTGCTGCCGACAGTGGAGTTTCCATTGGCAATGGTAAGCAAACTGCTGACTTCGAGTACTTTGCTGCTGGTGAGAAGGGTGACCAATACAGGATGGTCGGGTTCCCTGACTATGTTCCTACCAAGTATCTGGTTGACCCTGAGAAGGAGTATGACTACATCAACATTCACTATGCTTATGTAGGCTCCAACGAGTCTGTGCAGAAGTCTGAGAAGGACATCGTGATTGTTGCCCCTAGGGCAGGTACTGATTCCACTGCTTCCAGCCTTGGTGCTCTGGCTACCAGTATCCTTGAAGCTATCACTGCTGTTGCAAGTCCTACCTATGTGACAGTTCCTTCTACCTTCACATCTGGTGACCTCGCAGAGTTCACTGAGGATGGTCAGCTCGCTTCTTCTGGCAAGCAGGCAAGTGATATTTCTTAAACAAGAACAATTCAAAGGGAGGGGGAGGCTGGCAAACAGTCTCCCTCTTTTTAATTATAGACTATGGTACAATTCAATGAACTGCTGATAACTCCTGATGCTAAGACCCTCATTATAGATGTCAGCATCCCAAGTGAGAGCTACTATGACAAGGTGTATCTTGATAGTGTCCTCATAGACAACCAAGACACTTATGTGGGCACAGGGGTTAGTAGTACTCCAATTTACAGCTACACTGTTCCTACGGAGCAGCAGCTCAAATACAAGAAGGGTACTACAGAATACAAGACCAAGCACCTCAGACTGGTTGTCAAATCCACTGACCTGCCTGCTGGCTCCCTCAATGGCATTCTCTTCGTGTATGTCAGAACCAAGGGCACCTATGGGTTTGATACTCCCTGTGGTTGTGATGAGATTACCTCTTTGGCCTGTGTGGTGAATCTGAAGCCTTTCTATGACCTTGCTATGGCCAACATAAACCAGCTTGCTGCCAATTGTGCCATTCCCCAAGGTTTCATCAACCAGATACTTCAGCTGAAGGCTCTTGAGGTGAGTGTGAGGACAAGGAACTATCCAAAGGCCATCAAGCTCTGGAAGGAGTACAATGGCACTGTGGCTCAAGTAAGTACAGGAGGTTGTGGCTGCCATGCTTAAGGAGGTTGATGCTGCCCTTGACAGGTACTTCAAGGCACTTGAGCAGTTTGGCTACAAGAAGGACACTGATGTGTACAAGCTTCTTGTGCTTGTCTTCATAGAAGAAATGCTCAGTGGGGAACTCAGATACTTCATTACTGAGGAGGACTACAGGGTCATAGACAAGGCGTTGACCTGCCTCTATGGTACAAGTTGCCTTATCCCTTGGCCAGTCTATTCCTCAGGTGGTGGAGGCATTGCAGGTGCTATTGACAAGACCACTATGTTGAGGTACACCGAGGACACCCTTACCAGAGTAACTGAGAATGGGGTGCTCAGGTCTAAGGCCTCTGACAATTACGATTAGTGGAACATTACAAAAATAGTTAATCTCTTGCACTGATGACCTAAATAGCTTATCTTTGCAAGAGATTTTTATTTACACTGGTATGAGTACATACAGAGAATTAGCATTCCTTATCCTTGATGAGCTGAAGCTTGTCAGTGATGATTCCCACTTCACGCAGGAGCATGTCATCTTCCTGCTTGACAAGTATAGGTCCTTCATCATCAAGCAGAGGTACACTGACATCAAGAAGGAGATACCAGAGTCCAACTACCAGACAATCTGCGTTGACTTGGAGAGAGCCAATGCCATTACAGGAGAAGCCTGCGAAGGCCCTGACTACCTGAAGAGTGTCAAGGAGATTCCCTACCTCATGCAGATTGGTGTCCCAAGAATCTCCTCCCTTGACTATTTCCAAGGCAACTTTGCCTATGTGAATAGGGAGAGGTTCAAGTATGTTGGGCAGAACAAATACTTGAAGAACCAAATCTATGGAACCATTGCCCCTGACAGTCATTTGTATCTTAAGTCTAATAATCCTCAGCTCTACTACCTCAAGAAGGTTAAGGTTACAGGCATCTTCCAAGATAGTAGCAAGGCAGCCGAATTACAATGCCCTGATGCTGATGGCACTACTGCTTGCGATGTGCTGGATATGGAGTTTCCTATTGAGGAGGCTCTGATTCCCCCTATGGTTGAGCTGATTGTCAAGGAGCTTCTTGGCAAGGTTTATCAGCCTGCTGATGAGGGCAACAATGCAAGGGATGACTTGGACAATCTGGCTGCCTACATTGCGAGGCACCTTAAAGACAGGCTGGGCTAATGGGATTCAGGGATGAGACACTCAAGCTGAAAGGTAACAGAACCCATAAAGTAACCAACTCCTTAGGTAGTAAGAGTGTGTGGAGGTGGCTCAAGAAGAACCAATGGCTTGACATAGGGCAGCCTGTCACTGAAAAGCAGGTGGGCCTCATCATCAAGTCCATGAACCAAATCCTTCGGGACCAGCTTTTGGAAGGCAAAGATGTGATTCTGCCTCACAGGATGGGCAGGTTGGAGCTGAGGAAGTACAAGGCTTCTGTGAGAATGGAGGATGACAAGATTATCACAAACCTTCCTGTGGATTGGAACAAGACCCTCAAGCTCTGGGAAGAGGATGAAGAGGCAAGGGGAGCCAAGAAACTGGTCAGGAGAGAGCTTAGGGAGGTCTTCTTGGTAAGATATGGCAAGTTCCCTGCTACCTACAAGAACAAGGGATTCTATGAGTTCTTCCCTAGCAAAGAACTCAAAAGGGAATTAAGTGCAAGAATAACTAATGGGGAGGTAGATGCCTTCCTGATTGAAAAAGATGTCATACATTAGTATCAAACTCATTATGGACAGGATTACAAGGCATCCTCTTTTGCAGGATATTCCCTTTGAAACTGTCGTTGACTACTCTGTGGATTTCATGAGGATTGTAGGTGCACCTGCCTCTTTCATGGAAAAGACACAGGTCCTGAAGGTTGAAAGATACAGGGCTGTGCTTCCTTGTGACTTCTATGAAATGATACAGGTGAGGCTCATGGGACAAGAGGTCAAGCCTGCCTTCGGGTACTCCTCTGATTCCTTCCACATGAGTCCAAACAAGCCTCAGTTCTCTGACCTGACCTACAAGGTTCAGGGCAATGTCATCTTCACCTCCATTGAGAAGGGTGAGATAGAGGTGGCTTACAGGGCACTGCCTACTGATGAGGAAGGTTATCCAGTCCTCCCTGATAACAGCTCCTACACCAGAGCACTTCAGGCATACATCAAGAAAGAGTGGTTCACCATCCAATATGACCTTGGTAAGATAAATGTGCAGGTTATGAACAAGGCAGACCAAGATTATGCTTGGGCTGTAGGTCAAGCACAGACTGCCCTTATCAAGCCTACCATTGACCAGATGGAGACCATCAGCAATATGTGGAACAAACTCCTCCCTGACAGGACGAGAGACCATTCCACAGGTTTCCTCCATGAAGGAACCCAAGAACACATAAACATTCACTAATATGACACTGAAGCAAGATTTACATGTGTTCGCTGGTATGCAGAAAGACCTTGCGGTCTCCAAGCAGAAGGCAGAGTTCCTTTGGGATGCCCACAACATCAGGCTGACTGCAAGGGAGGGTAGCACCCTGCTGGCAATCACCAATGAGAGGGGCACTTCCCGTATTACTACAGGAACTCCCTTCGTTGGCACATACCTCGGGCACTGTGTCATGAACAACTACCTTGTGGTGTTCACCACCTCTGGTGCAGCTACCAATGGTGACTACATCTACAGGGTTGACAAGAATAACGGCTACTCCATAGACCTCCTGTATCAGGGAACTCTCAACTTTGATGTCAACTATCCCATTGAGACTCTTGGCATCTATGAAAATGAGATGGTCCAAAAGGTCTATTGGGTTGATGGTGTTAACCAGCCGAGAGTCATCAACATAGTTAGGGAGCAGCTGAAAGACCTGACTGTGGAAGGCATGAGAGCCTACTACACAGATTCCTCCTTTGACTTTGTGAGGGAGCTTGCCCTCAATGAGACAGTCTCTGTTACAAGGCAGGCTGCCTCTGGTGGCATGTTCCAGTCTGGTGTGATTCAGTATGCCATCACCTACTATGACAAGTATGGGCAGGAAAGTAACATTGCCTATGTGACCCCTCTGCAATACATTGCCTTTGACAATAGGGGTGGCAGTCCTGAGGAGAAGGTGTCTGTGGCCTTCAAGATTGACCTTGAGAACCTTGACTCCAACTTTGACTATGTGAGAATCTACTCCATCTACAGGTCCAGCCTTAATGGTGTTCCTGTGGTCAAGAGGCTTACGGATATTCCGATTGCTGCTTCCATTGTCTCTGCAACCACCCACCCTGTGTATATGAGGACTGACCAGATGATTATGGTCAAGACCTCCTCCACAGCAGCTGAGAGGCCTATCCAGAGTTTCCAGAACAGCAATGGTGCTTCCTACACAGGCGGTATGTCTGAGCATAAGCCCGGGTATATCAGGTTCCTCAAGTCTGCTTACCCCAACCTTGAGTTGCACATTGGCACAAGGGTAATTACCTATGGTACAGGTGCTACTGAACTTTGGATAAGCCCTACTAATGTAGCTGGCCCCGGTAACTCCTCCCAGAGGCTCATCCATGCTGATGGTCAGCCCCTGTCCACCTACATTGTGTACAGGCAAGGCACTACTGGTGGAGTCTCCTTCATTGACAATGGCACTGTAGGGGACAATGTTGACCCTACTTCCCTCCTCTACATTGGTGGTGAGGATGTCACTGCATCCACTATCACTCAGAAGGATGGCACTCTGTTCCTTGGTAACTTGAGGCTCAGGAGACCATCCGTCAACAACATGGACAACCTGCCCAGCAAGATTTCAAGCTACAGCAGCAGTCCTAGGACTGTCTATGTCAGTCCCAAAACCTCCCAGTACTACTCTCATAGTAGCCTGCTTGTGGCCACCAAATATGACAGGATTCACAGTGCCAACCCAACAGGCTTCAAGATTGGTGAGACCTACAGGTTTGGTATTCAGCTTCAATACAAGACTGGCAAATGGTCTGACCCTATTTGGTTGAGGGATGATACTATCACAAGGACTGGCAGTTATCCAGTGCTCAATGAGAGCACTGGTGCTTTAACCATTCCAAAGTACTCTATCACTATCAATCTTCAGGATGTCCCAGAGGGGTATAAGAAGGTAAGAGGTGTTGTGGTACTTCCCACCTTGGCAGACAGGACCATCGTGGCTCAGGGAGTGGCTACTCCTACTGTGTCCAACCTTGCTTCCAAGGCCAATGGTGTGCCTACTGCACAATCCTCTTGGTTCTTTAGGCCTACCCCATCTACTGCTCTCTCAGAGACTACCAATATTGGTAATGATGCTCTGTCAGGTTCTGTTGTTGAGTATAGGAATGGTCGTCTCCTTACTAGTCATGGTGACAGGGGTGCTGAGGTTCAGGGAGTTCCTGAGTTTGAGATTGGCACCAACTACAACACTGCTGTACAAGCTTATTTCCCAGACTTGAGAAAGGACAAGAGTGACAACCTTACTGTTCCTGTAGCTGATGGTACTTCCCTGTTTGCAGTCAATACTGACATCAGGACATTCCACTCACCAGACATTGAGTTTGATGATGCCATTGACTCCCTTGACCTCTCTGGTCTTAGTGTCCAGCAGGTGGGTAACATCACCTTCACTGCCAACATGGGAGACATCAGCATCCAGACCTCCACACCTCCTATCCACCCTGATAGTGCAGGGTTTGTGCACAGGTCCCTGAAGAATACTAGTGATGCCAGAATCCTTTGTGCTGGTTTGTTCTACTCTGACTATCTGGTTGATGAGTATAATGATGGTGCTAATTTCTGTGCCTACAGTGAAGAGGATAAGGACTGCCTGTTCATGGTATATCCTTGGCAGAAGTCTGGTTCCCTGAATAATGACATTGTGAGGCCTGTGAATGGCGGTACAAGAAGCTCCGTCCTTTCTCAGAAGAAGATTTCCAACTTGAGGTTTGCTGGCACAACTACTTGGGCAAATGCAAACTCTGTTGCCAGTATCCAAACAACGGACATTCAGCTATTCAGTAGTGACCAAGTTACTATGCTGAAGATTGGAGCAACTGATTCTTACTATGGTAATGTGGACACGGTTCTTGCTCCTGTCACTGACTACAGTGTAGTGTTCTGCAATGGTGACCAAGATGACCTGAGAAACAATGCTAAGCCTTCGTTCACAGCCAACAAGTACACCCTTCTGTTCTTCGCCAAAGACCCAGATGCTGGAAAGGGCACTGCTTGGCATAGGAAGACTGGGCAGACAAGGAGCTTTGCAACCAAGTATGAGGTGGCTGGCAGGAAGGCTGGCCATATTGGTGACAGTAATGGTGCCCTTGCTACAAGTAAGGAAGCTATCAGGATGAAATACAAGTCCACCAAACATGCGGTGCTTTCCCTTGGGTATGTCTCTGCTACTTACACTGGGCTTCCTATCTTTGAGTTGGTAAGGAGTGATAATGCCTCTACAATCTTCGGAGGTACATCTGAAGAGGCCAAAAGGTCCAATGTCTGGATTCCAGCAGGAGAGCCTGTGACAATCAGCAGGACAGCCAACACTATCATTCACTATGACTATGGGGACACTTGGTATCAGAGGTATGATTGCCTCAAGACCTATCCATTCACTCTTGAGGACGAGAACAGCATCACTGAGATTGGCTCTTTCCTCCTTGAGACAAGGGTCAACATTGATGGTAGATATGACAGAAACAGGGGTCAAGCCTCCAACCTTGTGACTACCCCGAGGAACTTCAATCTGATGAACATGGTCTATAGCCAGCCCAATAACTTCTTCAGTTACAGGATATTGGACAGTGACTACTACAAGTTGGACAACTACCAGAGTTCCCTCACTTGGTCTTTGAACAAGCAGGCTGCTTCTGTAGTTGACTCTTGGACAAAGATTACCCTCGCCAACATCCTTGACTGTGATGGTAACATGGGAGCCATTACAGCTCTGGCAACTGTAGGTGAGTCTATCTTCTGCTTCCAAGAGAGTGGTATCAGCCAGATTATGTTCAACAGCAGGGTGCAGATTCCTACTAGTGATGGTGTGCCTATTGAGATTTCCAACAACTACAAGGTTGATGGTAACAAGTATATCAGTGACCACATTGGTGCAAAGAACAAATGGGCTATGGCCAAATCCAATGATGGCCTCTACTTCATAGACAGCACCGAGGGTAACCTCTTCTACCTCACTGAGAAGGGCCTCACAAATGTGAGCACCACCAAGGGATTCAGCAGCTGGTTTGAACAGCTCACTGTTGATAAGTCTTGGACCCCGAGTGACTACACCCTCAAGTTGTTCTATGACAGGGGACACAGGGATACTTACATCTCTACACAGAACACCTGCCTGAACTACTCTGAGATACTGGGTCAGTTTGTGTCCTTCTTCAGCTATGAGAACATACCAGCCATGTTCAACATTGGAGCTGACTTCTATGCTCTCAAGCCTGTGAGTGGCAATCTCCAGCTGTGGAAACTCTTTGATGGTGACTACAATGAGTTCTTTGGGAGCTACCAGCCTTTTGATTTCACCTTTATCTCCAATAGTGAGAGTGCCTATGACAAGATATTCACCAATGTGGACATGAGGGCTGACTTCTACTCCACCTCCAATAATGTAGAGTCTCTAGCCTCTACTACCTGCTTTGACTATATCAGGGCATGGAATGAGTATCAGGACACTGGTGAAGTTCCTCTCACATGGAGAAATGCCAAGCCGTCCAATGCCAAGAAAAAGATGAGGGTATGGAGATTGGATATTCCAAGGGATGCCTCATCCAAGCTTGACAGGATTAGGAACACTTGGACTAAGATTTCACTCGGAGTGAAAAATAGTGCAAGCCTAAGTGGTAATAAGAGGGTAGAATTACACGATGTGTCAGTGCAATACTACATTTAAGGTAATGGGAGCATAAGTGAAACACTTGTGCTCCTTTACTTTTCTAATAGTCATCGTTGTGTAGTTAACGGATATTGTGTATCTTTGCATAACTAATTTAGTAATGACATGTCAAAGAAGAAAGTTTCTAGAACTTATACTCCTGTAATTCTCTTCGATGGTGGTGGTGCTGTAGCCACCTCTGGAGGAGGAGAAGCTGCTGGAGGAGGAGCTGCTACTGGTGGGGGCAATTTTGATTGGGCCACTTATGCTCAATTGGCTGCTTCCATGAATGGAGGAGGCAACCAACAGCAACCGCAGAAGAAGTCCTATGATGAGGAAAGAGCTTGGCTTGATAACAACTCAAGCTCTGGTATGCCTACCAGCATTGCTGGAGCTGCTTTCCAAGCAGTTGACCAGACAGGTCAGATGCTCTCTGCCCTTGATAGACTTTTCAGAAAAGAGAGGAGGCCAATGGGTAAGACCATTGGCTTATACTGCAAGGGTGGCCGCCTATTTGAGGGAGGTGGAGATATGGGTGCAGCTGCTGGAAATGCCAGTGGTGGAGGTGGAGATGCTGCCAGTGCTATGGCAGGCATGGCAGGTGGCATGGCCATCGGTAACACCGTCCTTACCCTTGTGGGTAATGCAGTTCAGCAGGCCAAAATCAAGGATACTGACGAAATCAAGGAAGGTATCCAGAATGCTCAGACCAAAGGTCAACAAAAGGGCGATACCTTCGACACACTTATGAGGGATTGGCAGAGCCAAGCCTCCCTCAATCATATAACTGCAAAGGACTTGAGGAACAAATCCATCCTCAGTGACTTTGCAGATGGCCTTTCTGCTTCTGCACAAGGTGCTTCCGCAGGTGCTATGATTGACCCTCTTTATGGCTCAATCATTGGTGGTATCATTGGTGGTGTCTCCTCCAACATTGGTTCCATCGTGGGTAGGGTGAAAGCTAGCAAGGAGGCCAAGAGAGTCAATCAACAGATTGACCAGACTAACTCTTTCAATGAGAGGTCTCTCAGTAACAGAGCTGAGAATCTTGCACAGAGACAAGGCATGGAAGCCCTTGCCAATTTCTCAGCCTTCGGAGGCCCGCTTGGATTTGGTGAATATCCTGTTATGGGAGCAATTGATTATGAACTTGCCCAGAGGAGGCTGCAACAGAAGGAAGTTGCTGCCCAAGGTGGAGGTGGAACTTCCACTCCTCAGATTTATGCCATTGGTGGCCCTCTCCACAGTCATGGTGGGGATTGGACAAATGGTGTGGTTATCATTGATGCAGGTGGAACCCACGAGCAGAACCCTCATGAGGGAGTTCAGATGGGTGTAAACCCTGAGGGCATCCCCAATCTTGTGGAAGAGGGCGAGGTGGTCTATAAGGATTATGTATTCAGCAACAGGATTGCAGTGCCTGAGGAAGTGATTGAGAAGTACAAGCTGAAGGGTGCAAAGGATATGACTTTCGCTGATGCTGTCAAGAGACTCCAAAAGGCCAGTGCTGAAAGGCCTAATGACCCTATTGAGAAGAGGGGTCTGGATGATATTCTGGGTAAGCTTGCCAATGAGCAGGAGAGAGTAAGACAGGAAGAGCAGATTGCTCAGGCCAAGAAGTTTGCCAAGGGTGGTAAGCTCGGTATCCTGTTCTCAGGCCCCGGGGGTATGGCTCAATACCTCTATGAAGAGGATGAGGAGGAGCCTGTATATGGCAAGAAGGGTCCTATCATCTTTGACATTGACAAAGATAATCCAAACCCTACCTATACAAAGAGTGGACAACTTGAATACACCTCTGCTCCTGTTGTTGAGGGAGTCCTCGGTAATGGCTCTGGTGATGGGACTGACACAGGTAATGGCTCTAAGGATAAGACCAATTGGATGACCTACCTCAGGTATGCTCCAGCTCTCGGTGCTGGCCTTGGTGTGTTCTCTGACCTTATGGGTTGGACCAATACTCCAGACTTCAGCAGCTCTGAGATGGTACTTGGTGCAGCTGATGGTTTGAGAGATGCTACTTATAAGCCAATCGGTGACTACCTTGCATATACACCACTGGACAGGCTCTTCTATGTCAATCAGCTTGCTGGTCAGGCAGGTGCAACCAGAAGGGCTATCCTGAACAACACTGGCTTGAACAGGGGTGTGGCTACTGCTGGTCTGCTTGCAGCTGACTACAATGCACAAGCTCAGCTTGGTAACCTCTTCAGGCAGGCTGAGGAATACAACCTCAACCAGAGGGAGAGGGTGGCTACCTTCAACAGGGCTACCAACATGTTCAACAGTGAGCAAGACCTCAAGGCACAACAGCTTAACCAAGGTGCTCAAGAAGCAAGGATTAGGGCTGCTTCTGAAGCTGCAAGGCTTAGGGATGCAGCCATTGCAAGGGCATCTGCTGGCAGGAGTGCCAATCTGACTAACCTCTTCAATAGTGTTGGTGACATTGGCAGGGAGGAGTTTGCCAGAGATATGGTGAACACAGACCCTTCCAAGTACTACACCATTGGCAGGGATGGTAAGGTTCATTACAAGACTGCTTACAATGACCTTCCTGAGGAAGAAAAGAAAGTTGTGCAGCAGAGAGCTGAGGCTGAGGCCAAGGCAGCCAGTAAAGGGAAGGCCAAAGGTGGTTACATTAACATAGGGAGGATTTAGTATGCCAAACTACAGTTTAGTGATAGATAGCAAGTTCAAGCCGTTTAGCTATGCTGAGCTGCTTGCACCTGTACAACAAGCTACTCAGGCACACCAAGAGGTGGAGAATGCTTATGCTGACCTTGCTGCCAAGGCAAATGTATGGGACCAGATGGCCAATGAGGAGACAGACCCTATTGCACATCAGACCTACAAGAGCTATGCTGAGGACTTGGAAGCAAAGGCAGACAGACTTGCAAGGTATGGTCTGGACATTACCTCAAGGAGGGCACTACTTGACATGAGGTCAAGGTATAGCAGGGAGATTGTTCCTATTGAACAAGCCTACCAAAAGAGGGCTGAGCAGGCTAAGCAGCAGGCTGAGATTCTTGCCAAAGACCCTACAAGGTTCTTTGCACAGAGGGCAGCTGAGACTTCCCTTGACAGATTCCTTGAGAATCCTGCCCTTGACACCATCAGCCAGAATTACAGCGGAGCACTGCTCACCAAGCAAGTCTCTGATGCAGCTTCTGCTTTGGCAAGGGATGCAAGGAATGACCCCAATGTCCAGACTGAGCTGAAGAAGCTCCTCCCATATCAATATGAGGCAATCAGGAGAACTGGTTTTGACCCTGAGGCAATCAGGCAGGCCATCCTCAATAGTCCTGATGCTGACAGGATTCTGACCAGCATTGTGGACACTGCCATGACAAACTCTGGAATGGGTGACTGGAATTATGCCTCCCCTCAAGAGAAGCAGAGAATCCTCAATCAAGCAAGGGAATATGCCAACCAAGGCTTGTGGGGTGCAGTTGGTCAGACCCAGTACCAGATGGTCACTGATGAGGCTGGTCTTGCTGCTTACAGGCAGAATCTACAGCTCAGGGCACAGCAGTCTCTCATGGCTCAGCAAGCTGCTGACAGGATGAAGATGTATGACATTGACCCTACCAGCTACTATAGTGATGATGAGATGGCTGAGGAGGGCAACAGGATTACAAGAGAACTTGATTCTTGGCAACAGAAGGGTTACTTTGATGCACAGGGCAACCTCACTTCCAAGGGTAAGGAAGCTCTCCACTTCACCAAGACTCAGGTGGGTACTTCCAGAATGAGAGACCCCAATGGTGAATATCAGGAGGTTCCGAGGTATGAGACTACTGGGGATGCAAAGTTCTACCAATGGGCAAAGGCTACTGGAAAGATTACTGATGCTCATATCAAGCAGGGTGCTTACACTGGCCTCCAAAACTACTTCAGGGATACAAGGTCTGCCCTTGCAGCTGGTGAGATTCCTACGGGTACAGCCAACTTCCAAGTGTACAGGCAGTTCCTTGGCTCAAGTGATGACAGGAACCATGTTGCTGACAAGATTCTTGGAGCACTTGCCAATGGAGTTCCCATTGTGGAGGCAGGCAAGCTCAACAAGGACCACTCCATTGCCACAGGCAAGAAGGTCAGCTTGGATGAGTTTATCAAGCAGCTTGGCAGGGATGAGAATGGTACTGGCACTTCCAGAATTGTGTATGTGACCAACTCCCCTACCACAGGTGCACAGGGTGAGCAGTTGATTGAGCTGTCCAATGGTAAGAAGTACATAATCCCCGCTGGAGTGCTGGGCAATGATGCTGCTGCCAACCTTGCAGCTGCCAACCTCAGAATTAGAGGTGCTGCAAGTCCAGCTGAGACTGCTACCAACCTCAACTTTGCAAATGCAACCCTTGCCTCCATACTTACTACTGTGGGAGGTACTGAGATAAAGCCTAATGATGGCACAGTCACTTGGGATATAAGTGGTTTTTAGGAGAAGAATATGGCAAAGAAATTAACTGTTCCAAAATTGGAAGACCAAGTTAAGGGAGGCATGATTGACCTCACCAAGACTGGCCCACTTACTTACAGAGAGTTACAAGGCCTAAATAATGGACTCCCAGAAGAGTCTGAACTCAGTCAGCAACTCCCCAATAGACCGGGGAGTGATGCTGTACTGGGTGCTGCTGGGCAAATTAACTATACAGGCAACCCCTATGAGACCTTTGGTGACAGCAAGTTTGATGACCCACTTGCAAACCAAGCTCAATATGAGGACTATGAGAACCTGAGAGGAGAGAGGCAACCTTGGTATGAGCAGCTTGGTGCTGGTCTTGCCAAGGGTGCTATCCTTGCAGGCACTACCTTCCTTGATGGCACCATTGGCCTTGTGGTAGGTGCTGGTACTGCCATCTCCGAGGGAAGGTGGTCCGGTCTGTGGGACAATGACTTCTCCAAGGCTATGCAGGCAGTCAACCAATGGTCTGAGGAGGCAATGCCTAATTACTACACACAGGAGGAGCTTGAATCCCCTTGGTACCATAACATCTTCACTGCCAACTTCTTGGGTGACAAGTTCATCAAGAACCTTGGCTTCAGTGTAGGTGCTATCTACTCTGGAGGTGTGTGGACAAAGCCCCTTGGTGGTGTAGCCAAGCTTGCTGGTATTGTAGCCAAGTCCTCTCAAGCCCCTGCAATTGTCAGTTCTGCTCTTGGTGCTACTATCTCTGCTGTCAACGAAGGCAGGATTGAGGCACTGAACAATAGTAATGACTGGTATGAACTCCAGAAGGCCCAACTTGATGACAGGTATCAACAAGTACTTACCAGCCTACAAGAGGCTTATGAAGCAGGGCCACATACCATGATTATGGATGTGGAATCTGGCAGGGGGTATAGTCCAGAAGCCAAGGCCTATGAGCAGTCCATTGCAGAGATGAAGAGCCAGTATGAGAATGACCTTGCCAAACTTAATGAGGACAGGGCCAAGATGGGTAATGCAGACCTTCTCATGAACCTGCCTATCCTCTTGGCTTCCAACATTGTGCAATTTGGTAAGTACTATGCCAATGGCTTCAAGACCAGCAGACATGCAAGGAACATTGTAGGTGATGTTGGCAAATATGCAGTTGACAGAAATAAGGCAGGTGCAGTCATGGCAGCTACAAAGGGTGCCCTCTCAGAAGGTTTGGAGGAGATTTCCCAGAGTGCAGCCAGCAGGATTGCAGGTGACTACTATGCTGACGATGTAACCAACTTCTACAGGTCCAAGATTGACCCAGATGCTGAGCAACAGACTGTCAATTGGATTAAGTCCTTTGCACAGGGAATCAATGAGACTGTGAATGATGGTAATGCTTGGGAGGAGTTCTTCATTGGCTCCCTCACAGGTGCTCTTGGTATCCCCAATATCAAGAGGAAGGCCAATGGGAAGCTTGGTCTTGGCATTGAGGGTGGTGCTGTCAACGAGATTAAGGACTACAATGCAGAGACTGCAAGGCAGCAGGAGATTGTTGACTATATGAATGAGAGGGCACAAGACCCCAAGTTCCTCAACTACTACCAAGGTCTCATCAGGCATAACAGGTATCAGGGCCTCATGAATGATGCTGCTGACAGGGGTGATGAGTTTGATTACAAGAATGCTGAACATGCCCAGATGGTGTCTGACATTATCATGTTTGACAATGCTGGCAGGCTTCAGGACTTGAAGGGACTTGTCTCTTCTGCTTTTGATGTGTCTGACGAGAATCTTGATGCCATTGTGAGGAATACCACTACTGTCACTGAGGACAAGCAGCTGGTAGGCCCTTATGCCCAATATGCACAGCTCAATGGTGATAAGGTTGAGGCAATCTTTGCCACTGACCAAGACAAGCAGGACATGATTTCCAAGCTCACTGCAAGCAGGGATGAAATGATGTCTGCCATTGACGGGTACAACAAAATCAAGAATGACATAGACATCAGGGTTGGTGAGAAGATTTCGGATGACCAGCTCAAGGAACTCACTTGGATGCACTCCCAGCTTGAGGATTGGTCCAAGAGAGCCACTTCTGTTGCAGGTGATGTGAAGGGTGCCATCGGCAATGTGGTTGGCAATATCACCCAGTGGAGGAACTTCAACATTGGTATCAGGGACTATGAGGGTACTCACAACTCTGGTCTGACTGAAGCCTACAAGAAGGCAGACAAGAATGTGAGGGATGCTGACAGGTTCATCAATGACCTCAGCACTCTCAAGGACCAAGATGATGCTGCCCTTGCTACAAGCCTTGCAACTCATGAGGACTATGTGAAGAAGGTCATTATTCCTTCCATTGAGGCCATCCCTGAAGATGTGATGGGCAAGGAATCCAAGGAGGATATTCTCCATAAGGTAGATGACATTCTGAGACTGGGCAATGCCCACAAGACATATAAGGCCAAGCTTGATGAATACTTCAGGCATCCTGAGAAGCAGATTGAGGATAATGCTGCTGCCCATGAGGATGTGAAGAAGCAAGCAGAAAGCAAGAAAACATCCACACTCAGGGAGGCTCTCTCCTCTGCTGCAAACATGCAACAGTTCAGGGAAGCCATCAACACTGCTGAAGATGTGGAGACAAGGGATAAAGTCCTCTCTGAAATGGAGGCCACAAGCCCTTTGGCCAAGCAATACAAGGACATTGAGAACTACAAGACTGAGGTAAGGAAGGCCCTCTCTCTGTTGAAGGAGGACTCCCTGACCACCTCAGATGCTCTTAAACTCCTTGAGGACCAGTACACGGGTTCTTCCTCTCTGGAAGAGATGGCCAACATGGACTCCATATTCCTTAGGGATGACCATGCCTTTGATGAAGCTGCTGCTTCTGTAGAGGAAAGTGCTTCCAGATTCATCAATGCACAATATGCTCTGCAAAGAGCTATGTTCAAGGTCAACTCTGACAACCAGTTCAAGGACAGGTTCACAGATGAGTACAGGAGGCCTGTAGAGAAGCCAGAAGCTTTTGATGCTACCAAGGGTGCAGACAAGAGTTCCACTGGCTCTGATGGCACTTCTACTGTCCCTCCTGTAAATGGTGGGGTAGTAAGACCTCAGGTGAATCCTGTGGGAGACCTGAGTGTGGAGGATATGGCTGCTGAGAATGTTTCCCTCAACAATGGGGTAGAAACTCCTCTTACCCTTGATGCAAAGCAGAAGGGCAGCAGGAAATACTATAGACCAGCTGTCCCCAAATATGATATTGAGGCCAGTAGGAAAGGTGATTTCAGAACTTTCAAGGAGGTCAAGGCTGCTGATAACCAAGACTTCAGTGCCATTTATGACTACCTTGAATCCAATGGTGCCTTTGACTATGTTGACAAGGGTGGTCTCAAGGCTGGTGATACAATCCAGTTCATGATTGACCCTGACTTTGAGAGTAAGGTTGAGGGCCAGCCTTGGCACATAGCTCCTACAGTGTTCATGGTTACCTCTGATGGTCAGGTGGTAGGTTCCCTTGATGAGGGTGCTTCCATCAAGAACTTCGAGGGTCTCCAAGGAGTGCTTGATAGAGTGAGAGGTGAGTACACTGCTGCAAAGACTGCTACTCCAGAAAGGACTGGCAGGTTTGTTGGGCAGGGCAGTACCAAGGTCTCCAAGGTCATGGCAGGAAAGGTTGCCTACGGCACAGAAGAGAGAAGCCTCTCCACTATCCCTATGGAAGGAGAGCCTATCCTCGGTATTGTCAAAAATGGTGTACTGACAACCAATGACAAATTGGCAGATAATGTCATCACGAAGCCTGTCAATATGGCACATGATGGCAGACTCTATATGCTTATCCCCAATGGGGCAGGTAAATACTCTCCTGTGGCTGTGAGGGTTAAGCACTTCAATGACAGGGAGTTCAATCTCGATGATGCAACTGTCAGCTCCACCCCTATGGGCAGGGAGATTATCTCTTCCATTGGTGAGTTGGCTGGTGCTACTTCCCAAGATGATGTGGCCAATGCCATGCAGAAGCTTGGCTCTGACCTCTATCTTGGTGATGTGATGGCCACATGGTATGAGGATAATACAGGTGCTGGTATCTTGTTTGGCAAGAAGCTCAGAAACCCTGATGGCTCCTATCAAATGTTTGATGCCCAGCATATTAGAGAGCAGAAAGTTAAAGTTCCTTTCCAGACCTACTCTCCTCTTGAGGTAGGGGGTATCACCACCACAGACCCTGCTGTTGCAAGAATGAGTGGCTATGAGCTTCCTACTGAGGTGAGACCTCAGGCTGATGTGGTTGCTGACCTTAGGAAGGCTCTTATGAGCTACAACCTCCCTCTGCAAGTGAGTGCTAAGTCCATCAATGCAGGTGGCTACAATGCAAGGCTTCTCAACTCTGGCATCTTGACATCCAATGTGACAGAGGCAAGAGTAAGGGGAGGATGGTTCACCACTGACTATTTTGACAATGAGGGTGTTCTCCAGAAAGCTGAGAACCCAGCTTCTGTCTCAGTCAACAATGGTGTTACAAACCCTGTAGGTGGCACTGAGAGTGCTCAAAAGGGTGTCAGGCTGAGGGTGAATGGCTCTGATGTCATTGTTGACCTCTCCACCAGCACCATAACTGAAAAGGGTGTGACAAGGGGTATGACCAACTCCAACCATGATGCTCTCCTTGCTGACTTGGCGTGGGCAGAGCAGTCCTTTGGTAAGGCTACTGAGAGTGCCATCATGACTGACAACAAGGTTATCACTGCTGAAGGTAGGGTCTTGGACAGGACTGCCCAGAAGTACCTCAGTGATGAAGAGGCAGCCAAGGTGAAGGACATCATCAGTGGCAGGCAGAGGAAGCAGGCTGAAAGGCAGGCTCTTGCCCAGAAGACCATTGCTGCAATCTACGAGAACCAAAAGCTTGTGGACAAGACAAGGACTGATGGTGAGAACTACTATGTCTTGGAGGAGGATGGCCAGTACCACCCTTACAGCAGGGTTCACACCGTGCTTGGAGGCAACTGGATACAGAGTGACTCCCAGACCAAGGCCCTGAAAGATATACAGGTGAGACTCTCCCAACAGGTTGATAATGAGGCAGGTTACAACAACTACCTGAAGTACCTCTCCAACCATTATAAGGTGGATTTGAGCAGCTTTGAGGGCAAGACTGACATCAAGAGCAGGGAGGCAGTCATCAATACCATTCGTGACAAGATGTCAGGCACTAACTCCCAGAGAGCTTTGGAGGCAGGTAGTGCAGTGGACTCTGTGATAAGGAGTTACTTCACCACTACAGATGTCTCCTCTATCACCAGACCTGACAATATGTCAGAGCAGGCTTTCTCTAACCTTATCTCAAGGCTTGAGGTTGTCAAGAGTGGCATAGAGGCAAGGGGTGAGAGATTCCTCACTGATAACATTGTCCTGTTCCACAAATATGCTGATGGTACAAGGGTGGCAGGTGAGGTTGACATTTTGGCAGTTGATGCTGATGGCAACTTCAAGATATATGATGTGAAGACCAGTAGGTACTCCTTTGGGGACTTCTATGACAATAGGGGCAATCTTGTGAATTACTTCAGCACGAAGTCAAGGACACAGAGGATGAGCACAAGGGACTATTACACCCTCCAGCTCAGTGCCTACAAGAATCTGTTTGAGTCCCAATATGGTAAGCCAGTTACCAAACTTGCAGTCATGCCATTTGTGCTTGACTACAATGGTGACATGGTTTCCAACATTACAGGTGAGGCTGGTATCCAAATAAAGTATAATCCATCTGTGATGGTTCCTCTGGAAGGTGCAGTCACTCCTGTACAGAAGGGGGGCACTGACCCCATCTTCATGGCCAAGCTTGGTGCACCCACTGACATTATGGAAGACCATACAGGACTTCCTCAGGACTCTGCCTATGCTACCTTCCTCAGGAATGGCAAGCTGGTTCAGGGCAAGGTGTCCAAGATTGGTGTGGTGGATGGAATCAATGTCTATATGCACAGGGAGCCTGTCCTCACCAAGGGATTTGGTACTGAGACCTATGTTGGCCAGTACAATTACTATGCAGTCTTCCCCAATGGCCAGTCTGTACAGACAGTCAAGAATGCCAACAAGGATGAGTCCTATGATAGTGTAGCCCAGAAGGTGCTCAGTGCACTGCAAGGCAATATCCAGAGAGTGCATGAGGAAGCCTCCAAGGGAACTCCAGTCCTGCTTAAGCCTGAGACCGTTGTTGAGACCTCTTCCAATATCCATCAGGGAAGTGAGGGGGGTACCCTCAACCAAGCATTTGCAAGGCTTCAGCAGCAGGATGGCAAGAGAAGAAGGCCAAAGCCAAGGCAGGTTGACAGGACAAGGGCTGCTTGGAATCAGGAGAAGGAGCTTCAGTGGCTTGACAAGGTTCTTCCCCAAGTGAGGAAAGAGGATAGGCTCAAGGTTACTGAAGGCCTCCTTAAAGTGGCTGAGAATGGCCCTGCTGCTTGGGGTTTGTACAGTGATGGTATTATCACCCTGAGCAATCTGGCTGCTGAAGGTACTACTTACCATGAAGCCTTCCATCTTGTCATGGACCTCATGACTACTGCTGAGGATAAAGCTGCCCTCTTTGCAGAGGCCAAGGACAGGTTTGGAGACAAGTCTGACTCTGACCTTGAGGAGGACATGGCTGAGGGCTTCAGGGAGTACATGCTCTCAAGAGACAAGAGGGGCTTGGGCAAGAGGATACTGAACTTCTTTGAGAACCTTTTCCACAAGGTGACCAATTGGAAATACCTCAAGCCTTCCCTGAACAGCTACTACAGGATGATTAGTGGTGGCAGGTTTGCTGACAATGCCCTGACAGGCTCCACACTCTACAAGGGTGAAACCAAGTACAGGATTGTCACAAGGGCTGACAGGCAGGAAGCTCTCAAGACAGTCAAGGACTTCTACTATGAGGCTGCTGTAAGTCATGCTGACAGAGTGCTCAGTGAGGCACAGAGGGTCAAGGACACTATCAAGGACAAAGAGATTATCAGGCATGTGGGTGACATCCAAGGCCATTACCAGAGAATAATCGCTGGCCAGATGATGGAGAGGATGAGAAGCCAGATTGGTGATGCCATTGAGAGCATCTATGCAATCCAGCTTACCAACAGCACCAAGATGAAAGTGCAGGTCAATCTCAAGTCCAGAGCCAAGATTGCAGAGGAATATCTCAAATCCATTGATTCTTGGTCTGACGAGCAGCTCATCTCTGAAATCCAAAGGCTGAAGTCTGATGAGGCTCATGACGACTACACTGAGGACATGACCACTTGGAATGACCTCTCCAAGGAGGACAAAGCAATGCTGGTCCAGAAAGGTTGGTCTGAGGAGCTGTATGATTCAGTCTCAGAGGAAGAGAGGGAGCAGGCACTGAGGTGTATGCACATGTAGTCAAAATAAACAAAAAAAAAGAGGAGAGTGAATGTTCACCCTCCTCTTTTTGTTTATGGAGCCTACTGCTTGAAGAAAGGAACACTCTCTTCTGGGTGCAGGCCCCTGTATATGGTCTTGTTCATTGGTATGGCAGGAGACTCAAAGAAGAGCCTATATGCCCTACTGTGCCCTTTGTACCTTCCTGACTTGAGCAGGGCATCCTCACCACCAAACACCTCATAGTTGAGGGGGTTGAGGAGGCCTACAAGGTCAAGCACACCTTCCATTGTCTTGATGCCAGCAGCAGGTGACTTGAGGATTGTGAAAGCTTCCTTGGACATCTGAGGCCCGGGGACAAGAGAACCAAGTTCAGTGTAGAGCCTCCTTGCTTGATACTCTGCCATAGCAACAGCCCAAGGCCTGTCCTTGTCTCCCCACTTGTCAAGGCCATCCATGAGGCCAAGGAACAGGGCCAGAATACCAAAGTGTGCTACCTCTGTGGTAGCTCTCCTGATGTTGGCCTTCTCAGTGTCAGTGAGCTGGCTCCAGCTTGAAGCAAGAGCAAGCTGACCTTCCCTCAGTTCCTTGATAAGCTGCCCGCAGAACCTGATTGCAGTCCTGTAGTAGCCCTCAGTCCAATCCTGAATATCATAGTTGTAGGCAACTGCATCAAACCTCCTGTTGATGGAAGGCTTAATCCACTTCCTGAACATGATAGCCATCCTACCAATGGACAGCCTCTGGATTGCACTCCTGTCAGCTTTGTTGTAGATACCGTGCATTCTCTGGTTGATGGCAGCTGACTTCCTGCTGAAAGCAATGATGTCATCATGGGTGAAGGCAGAGCCATCTTCCTTGGTGTAACCTTCCTTGAGCTGGAGCTTGGCTCCCTTGCTGTGGTCATTAGGGTCATTGTAAACCACTTCCATAGCATCCCAAAGGTTGGTCACCTTACCATCAGGCCCCTTCATCTTGTAGGCATTGGCCAGTGCAAGGGAGGTTCTGTTCTGCATCCAGTGCTCACCTGCATTGTTCATGAAGAACAGGGCAGAAGAGCCAAACATTCTGCTGAACCAAGTCTTCCTGTCATAGTTGGCTTCCCTGACATTTTGCTCATACTCCTGCATGACATTGAAGAGTTCATCCCAAAGGGCAATCTTGGAGGTCTTTACCCTGCTACCAAGTTCTGCAAGGTGCTTAGGCAGCTCACTTGCATAGGTCTTGTCAGCCTTCAGGGTGTCCTTCTCAGTGAAGAACTGTCCAGACATGGATTCTACTCTCATCATCACAGTGCCAGTAGCCACATTGGAGATGCCTGCAAGAAGGTTCATACCCAGCATGTTGAGAGAGGTAATCCTGTTGACGAAGTTGGCTGCTTTGCCCACATCTATCTTCTTGCCGATTGTACCCTCATCAGCCATATACCTTCCATAGACCTGCATCTCATAGAAGTCATTGAGCCTCTGGATAATCCTCCTGTTATCCTTACCCTTGGTGACCTTGGATTCCACCTGCCTGCCAATCTGGGTGAACTTCTCTGTCAGTGGCTTGCCACCTTCAGTCTTGGTAATCTCCAGTTGGTCCCTGAGAATGTCCCTACCAACCTCAAGTACATCAACAACCTTGTTCATCTCCTTGAAGTCATTGGCCATAGCTGCATAGGCAAGCATAGTGGAGGTGACATCAGTGGAGATGTCATCAGCACTCTCTCCCTCCTTCAGCTTGGTGTAATAGATAGGGAGCATCTGCACCTCATTGCCTTCAAAGTCCTTGATGGTTGCCTTTGTGCCAAGGTCAATGTCATCGGTCCTCCTGATGAAGCTATCCTTCAGGGCCTCCCAAATCTGGGTGGCACCAGATTTCACTCCATCAGATTGCTTGACCCTCTCCAGAAGGTCTTTCCTGATTTTCACTGCATTGGTGAGGGTGGTGTAATGGTCAGGGAGGTAGCTGTCAAGTTCAGCCTTCATAGCCATGATGGTGTCATAGTACTCCTTTTGGGCAGCACTCATTCCACTATACTGCTTGCTGGCATACTTGGACAGGACAGGCTTTCTCTGCTCATCAAGGTTTTCAAGGAACCACTTTCTCCTTTCCTCTGCAAACTTGTTGGCATCCTCTCCTGTGGGGTTGGCCCCATACTTCTCAACGAGTGTAGCCTGCATCTTGGCCTTCTCCTCATTGTATTTGGCCCAGTCTATCTCAGAGATATACTTGCCTGTCTTATGGCCTTGGCTGTCTTTCTCAAACATCCATTCTGTGTCCTTGATACCAGCCTTCTCAAGCTTGGACATGGCTGCTTCCAGCTTTGCCCTGTAGTTGATTGTGTCAAGCCTTGCAGTTTCTTTGCTCTTCTTGACTGCTTGGTCAATCACCCTGAGCAGAGGAGAAGCTGAGTCTGCCATGCTATCCAGATACCTGTCAAAGAAGGAGATGTCCTCATCAGCAATCTTGACCAACTCTTCAGCCCCAATGACTTTTCCCTTCCATTTGCCAAAGGGTACCGTAATGCCCTCACCAACAAATGGCCTGATGAAGTCCACAAAGATAGGAGTAGCTACCTTGTTGTACTTGATGAATAGGTCATTGAGCAGAGAGCTAGTACTGTCAAGGGTGTTCCTCACCCTGTCACCATACCTGTTATCTGCCAGAGTCTCTTCCTCAAGGAGTGCTTCCCTGATAGTGTCCAGCATCTGCTTATAGGAGAAGAGGTAGTTCCTCACATCTCTCAGCACTTTGGCAGTCCCCCTCACATCAGTTTGTGTTCCTTGAAGCGAGATAAGCCTGCTATTGACCTTACCCAGCTCCTCAAGGGTGTTCTGCACAAAGGCGTAAATACCTTCTACCTCATTATTTTCTACCAGCTTCTTCTCAAGCTCGTCAATAAGGAGTCTCTGATTGGCAGAGAATGGGGAGTCAGGGTTTCTCTTCTCATAGATTTTGAGCCTCTTCAGCTCATTGTCAATGATGTTTTGAAGCATCTTCCTGTCCCTTGCAACCCTGTCAGACAACTGATAGAGCTTGCCATCATCCTTGATGTTTCCAAGGTCAATTTCCCTGCTCAGGTTGCCTCCGAGAATATCCTTGGCAACCTTGCTGGCAGTCTGGTCTGCATCCATCATAGCCTTCTGGACCTGATTGCTGTCAAGTCTCCTGAAGAGGTTCTTGATAGCATCAATGACCCTTTGGAGGAGAGTCCTGTATGGAGCAGCTGGAATTTCAGCCTGTTTGAGAAGGTGGTCTGCAAGAAGTTTACCTGCTGCCTCTTCTGCAAGCTTGACTTCACTGTCAGCATATTGGGCTACATACTCATCATAGTTGTCACCGAGGATTTGCTTGGCAAGTCCATTGGTGGCAATGAGGTTCACCAGCCTTGTGGCCAACGGGTTATCCCCGAGAGCCTTGAGTGCAAAGTGTGCAAACTCCTCTGGAAGGGCCTGCTCACCTCTCTCACCTTGGGCAATCCTGATAAGCTCCACAAGCCCGTCTGCTGCATGTTTGGCCTGCTCAAAGTCCGTGACACCATTGATGCCCATCCTCTGTTCAAGGTCAGTGAGTGCCCCTACAGACACTCCATGAGCACTCAGGATATTCCTGAGCTGGGTATTCAGCTGATGGTTGTAGGTCATCTTTTGGGCATTAACAGCCCTCTCTGGGGTTTTCTTGTCCACTTGAATTTCAAGGTGGGCTTTGCCTGTCTCCCCATCAATGACCTTGGAAATGGAAGCCACATACTGGCCATTGAACTCAGGCCCATTGTTGAACTGGACTGCCCTCTGTGTAAGGGTGTCCACATTCTCTTGTGTGAGAGGCCAAGTAGCTACAGAGCCATCCTTCTTGAAATGGCCAATCTCCTGATTCAGCTTGCTCAGTACCTTGGTATCTGGGATATAGGTCTTGAGGTCTGTATGCTGAAGAAGGCTCCCAAGGGTTGGCTCACCAAGTTCATCCATAGTGAGCACGGGGTTCAGCTGTGAGATGAACTCCTGACTCTTGGTAATCTGGTAAAGTCTCTTGGCCTGTGCCCTGTTGTTGGAGGTAAAGGATAGCAAGTCCTTGAATAACTTGCTATCCTTGAGATTACCTTCTTTGTCCCTTACTTGGGGAATAATTGAGCAACTTCTTGTCATAACGAACATATTGTTTTGTCATCTGCATCCTTGTAGGACTCATTGGGCTGGATGGTTGTGAAACCTGCCTCTTGGTAGTCCTCTACAGGTGTGCCATACACCTGCTGATAAGCCTCCGAGTTGAGGTATTGAGCAACGGCATCTGCATCAAAGGCTGGAATATCTGGCATTGGAGCATCAATGTTGGAGTCACTCATGGCTGCAATATCATCCACATCAAGTGCCTTCTTGTCAACAATGACTGTCTGAATCTCCTCTGCACTCTTCCCATACTCATACTCAATGAAGCTGTTCCTGTAACCTAAAGGTTGGATTCTCTGGTACACAGCCACATTGCTTTCCCTTGTAGGGTCCTTGATGAGCCTGTAATAGATGTTCTCACCTTTCACCCACTTGCTGATATACTCAAAGAACTCATACTCATCCCCAAACATTTCTCTCACTACAGCCTTGTCAGCAAAGGTGCTGGCTGGGCCAATGGTGAACTGGACTTGGGAGGCCACATTCCCATTCTCATCCACAAACTTGGTGTCACCGCCATCAGGAACCTGAGGAACCAACCTTCTGTTGTCCAAGTGGTTATAGATGTACTGATGCACAAAGTCTGTGTAAGCTTTGGGGTCAGAAGACATCTGGAGCAGATTCCTTAGTGTGGAAATGTACTCTGGAACTGCCTGTCTGACTGCTATAGGAGCCAAGTGGATGAAGGAGTTAGGGCCAAAGGCAAAGCCATTCCTGTAGAAGCTGTACCTGAACAGGTTGAGTGCAAGCTGCTGTGCAGCAGGATTCTCACTGTTGAGGAGGGAGGCCCAGTCTCTCATGAACCTTTCCTTCAGGGTGTTGCTCAGCCTTCCGACATTCTTGAACACAATGGTATCCACTGGATTCCTGTCATTGGCCTTGATTACCCTCAGCCTCTTGATGAACTCAAGCTCAGCAATGTCCTCATTGTCAGACACAACCCTGTTGAAGTAGCTGGGGAAGTTGTTGATGAACTCTGCCCTCCTCTCAGCTGAAGTGATGGTCTGGCCATTGGAAGTGCCTGCACCAAAGAACTCAGTACCTGACATGATGTAGGCCACAAGGTCATTGTACACACTATTCATGGTCTTCACATCAAGCCTGCCATTCTTAGCCATCCCCTTGAGGGTGTCAATCACATCTTGGAAACCTTCAGTGAACTGGGGGAAGTAAGGCTTCAGGAGTTCCTGAGTCTGCTTTAGGCCAAGGGAGTAGAAGGCTTGGAGGAAAGGCAGCTTGCTGCCCATCATATCCTCCCTCACTTTAGCAAGGTCAGCCTCACCCTCATAGGAGAGGTCTTGGATGACATCCACGCCCACAAGAGGGAATCTCTTGCCCTTGGACTCCTCAAGGAAGTCTCCCAGCATAGCTACCTTATTTATAGTGTCCGCGATGGTAGGGCCAGCAGCACCATTCTGGGTATCAGCTCTTGTAGCCCTTACAAGCTTGGAAAGGGCATCAGCAGTCTTAAGGATTCTCTGGAAGAGGAAACCTACGGAGACCTGCTTGGCTGCAAAGGTGACTTTCCTATAGTCCGAAGAACTCCTTGGATTGTCCCCAACCTCCTTTCCTATAAGAATGTACTCTGCCAAGTCACTGGCAAGGAATTCATTGTTCCTGTAGTTCTCATAGGTGATGTCAGCCGTAAGGCCAGCCCTCTCTTTCCACCTGTTGATAACTTCGTTGAAAACTGCATCCTCGCTCTTACCAGACCTGCTCTCCCTGAAGTATGTTCTGGTCAGGTCAAGCACAATAGGCTGGTTCATGAGGAGGCCAATCTCCATAGGACTGTAACCAAGCCTTGACAGGAGCATGGAAGCATCAGCTGTAAAGGTATTCTGGTTCAGTGCAGCAAGCACAGGGTCTTTCACATTATCCACAGAAGCAGCCAAGAAGCCTGCATTGTTCCTTGAGATGAATTGCTTGGCCTCATTCATGACACCATGAAGGGAAGTCAGCACCTTTCCATTAAGGATGAAGGCACCATTTTTCTGGTCAAGTCCCAGCTCAGTGTGCTGCATCAGAGCATGGTTTGCATTGTGGTTGGCATAGATGCCAATCAGCTTTGCACCTGTCATGTTCTGCTGATGGAACATCACCTGTGTCCTTGGGGACAGGGGGTCAATCTTGCTCTTAAGCTTGTCAGCCAACTTGCTCAGGGTGAGCACATTGTCATTGTTAGACTTAAGTGGAAGTTGAAGTATGTAAGCTGCCACATTGTCTCCTGTCTTGAGGGTCACACCTGCTTCCTTGAGGGATTGGACAAGCTCACTCTCCTTGACAGTGCTGAGGATGGTCATAGCCCTTGCAGCTGCTTTCTGGTCATCAAAACCACCGGGGTTGACAATCTTGGAAGCAGTGTCAGGGTGTGTAAGTACACTCCACATCATGTCAATGAGCATGTTGTTCCTTGCCTCAAGGCTATTCTCCTTGGCAGACTTATTCATGTTGTATCTCACCTTGGAGATTCTCGGCTTCTCAAATGCAAGGCCATAGGGGTCTCCATTGGCAACAGATGCCTCAATCCAGTCCATGAGGGAAGCCTCATCCTCCTCACCAAAGATTGCGTCCATCAGCTTCTTCTCAGCAGACTGGTTCTCCTTGGAGTAGTAGTACTTGGCTTTCTGCATGTCATACTTCTGCACCCTGAATTCAGGGAGCATGATATACATCTTATCCACATCAAAGTCAGAACCTGACAGAGTGGTGATTTCAGCTGGCAGCATGATGGCAGAACCATTCTGCTGAGGAGTGAAACCCTTGATGTACAGAGGAGCCATAGAGTACTTGTCCTCAGTAGGAACCCTGTAGCCAATGAGCTTCCTCAGGTCATCAGGCAGCTTCTCCACATCAAGGTAGTAGTTGCCCTTGTCATCCTTGGTCATGAGAGGCTCATAGAACTCCCTGCTGTATGCGGGCATCATGCACTCAAGGTACTTGATGTGCTTCTGGTCCCCCTCACCTTCCCAAACAATGTTGAGGTCTTGGCTGAGGCCATAGGAAGATACTTGGATAAGAGCACCGCCCTTGATTTTCTGCTTGGTAATCCTGCTCTTGATGATGCTGTCCAGAAGGGTTTGAATCCTCTGGGACTGAATAGGGTCAAAGAGTGGAATGTTGAACTGACCATTCTCATCAAGAGTGCAGGCCCTGACCATCTCCTGACCATATCTCGGGTTGCCCCTCACTTCATCAAGTAGCACTGCCTCCAGCTCCTTGGGGTCACCAAAGAACCTCTGCACCTTGCCGAAGCTCTCAATGATGTTCTCAGTGATTACCTCATTGTAGAGGTTCAGCCACTGGTCCTTTGTAAGGGTCTTACCATTTATCTTGAACTCAACCCCGTCAGCAATGTCAGCCGTAATCAGTTTCCTGATTTGAGTGCCTACAAGCTGCTCATGGTCAATGCCATGCTCAGGGGTCTGGGTCTGGATACCATAGTCCTCATAGCTCACCTCATGCACAATGTCAGGGTTCACATCACCAGACTTGTAGCCCGTGACATTATCAAGGTAGGTAATGACATCTTCTTCATTCTCAATGGAGTTAATGTCCACCACTCCCTGCTTGCCAACCTTGACTGTGGACTCAAACTGAACCACATCAACACCCCTTGAAGTCATCCACTTGGCAATTGCCCTCATCTTGGAAGGGCCTCCAAGGGAACCTGCAATGAGGTCATACATGGCCAGCAGAGGGAACTCAGAGTTCTTGTGCTGCACAGGAACTTTCATCTTGAGTCCAGTACCTGTGTCCTCTGCTACCTGTGTATATACATAAGGCTTCTTGATTTGCCAGATGGTGTCAAAGTCCTTGGCACTCCACTGGCCTTCCTTGAAGTGTGTGTAAGCGTCCTCCATGTCCTGAGTCCATTCTCCAGACATGACCATCACAGTCCTGTAGGAGTCAAGACTCCTGTAAGCCTGTGCATCTGCTACATTCACCTCACTGAATGCCCTGAGGATTTCATCCCTCTTGGTAGCGGAGAGTTCTCCCTTGGATACCTTGGAGTTGAGTACCTCCTTGATGTCTTCAAGGGACTTAGACACAATCTCATGGTCTTTCAGGTAGATGGTTCTTTCCATCTGCTTGCCCACAGGCTCACCATTGAAGGTGGCTCTTGTGTTCATCCTGAGGGAAGGAGCATGAACCTCCTTGTACCTCTTCTGAAAGTCTTCCATGTTCTTATAGAAAGCCAAATCAGTGGTAGTAAGCTCAATGATTTGGGAAGTGGCATGTTTGCTGTTCCAGTAGTACTCCCTCAGGGCTTCCTTAGCATTGTTCTTCACAATAAGGTTCCTGCTGATGGCTTCTGCCCTCTGTGCATTGAGTTCACCAACAGTGACCTTGGCTGCAAGCTCTGCCTTGATGGACTCCATAATCTGGGTGGCAGCCTTGTCATTGACAGGTGTGCCATTCACATAGGAGGCAATCAGGGCCTCAGCACCCTCAGAGAAGCTGCCGAGTATCTCTTTGGCTTCCCTCAGGGACTTGAGAGTCCTTGCATCCTGTGTGGACTGGCCTTGGAATGGAAGATATTTGAACTTGCCATTAGGCAGTTCCTCCAAGAGACCCATGTCATACAGGTCTTTATAGTAGGCCTCGAACTGAGTGTCCAAGATGTTCTCAAGGGCACCAGAGATGAAGTTCCTCAGGTCATTCCCACTGGTCTGCCTAAGCTCGTTCATCACCTCAAGGAAGGACTTTCCACCTACCTTATAAGTATTAAGGACTGGCAGGAACTTGAATTCCGCACCACCCATACTCTTGATGGAGCCATCCTTCTTCCTGATGATGTCAAAGTTTGCAATGGGTTGGTGGGTTGCAGTTCCTGCGGAATACATAGCATCCCTTTGGATTACCAGATTGATTCTGTTGTACTCCTGCATCACAAGGTCAACCATATGTTTGAGGATGCTCTGCTTGTAGGTCATGGGGTTGCCCTCAGCATCAAGCTCAGAGCCATTCCTATACCTGACAAACCTGATGAACTCAGCAGATTGTGCATCTGACAGGATAGGCACATGATACCATGCCATTCCAGTGTCAGGCTTCTCTGCCCAGAATTCATTGAGGAGCACCAAGGTGTAGTCCAGATTGTCCCAATCCTGATACTCAACCTTGTCTGAGTTGAGCAGAACCTTGAAATCCAAGGCTTCCCTCATCTTGGGGTCTGTTGCAAGCCTCTCTACCCAATCAGAGAGCCATACACCATCCTTGTAGAACCAGTCATACTGTTTGAACTCATCTTGGATGAACTGTTCAAACCTTGCCTTATCTCCCCTGACATTCTTGAGAAGCTTCAGGAGCTTACCCATGTAGTTGGGGTTGGTATGGGAATAATAGGATTTGTCATTTTCCCTCACACTGCTTTCAGTGGCATCGTTTGTAACCTCTGCCATCATCCTTGCAATGCTGCTGTAGGCACCACCAAAGGTGTTGAGCAAATCACCTCTCTTGACACTGCCATCAACTCTTGTCTCAGCCTTCACCTGCCCTTTCTTCACACCACTGAATATGATGTCCAGCTGCGGAAGCATCAGCATGATAGGGTCTGTAATATTCACCCCGGGCACCTGCTGGATATTGGTCAAGGCGGTCTTCAAGGTTGAAGGATTGGCATCAATGCCTGCCATCTTAAGGACCTTCATGAGTTTGGTCCACACATCAGGATTGTCCAGCAGTGTCAATCTCTCATCTGTTGTGAGGTTTGCAAACTGGTTGTTAAGTTCCCTGACTATGGCCAATCCCTTGTCAGCATTGTCCTTCACAACCTCACCTGTCTTGGTGTAGAGGCTGTCCTCATCAAGGATGGTTCCAGTCTCATAGTTGTCTCTCCAAGATTCAAGCAGGTAGGCAATGCCCTCTGGCTTGTTCAAGGCCACAGTTTCCACCTTCCTTGTGCCATCTGGGGCAGTTCTTACCTTCTGAATCCAATAAGGGGTGTAGTCCTTCCTCAAGTCCCTGTAGAACTTAGAGAAAAGGGCTTCCTTCTCAAGCTTTACTTTAAGTGGATTCTCAGCTTCTGCATCCTCTGGCTGCTCAGTGAGGGTCTCAATGATTTGGGATACCCAAGGCTTTGTCTCAGCAAGCTTCTGGAGCAGAGGAATCATGTCAGTGGAGTCCACCATGTTCATGAGCTTGTCAAGGAGGACTGCATGGACATAATCAGCATCCATGTACCTTGTGAATCCCAAGTCATCCTCCTCAATATAGCCTTCGTAGTCAAGTCTTGGGGTATGCTCAATCACATACCTTACCTCTTGGGAAAGGCTCTCATAGACACTTGCCTGCCTGAACTTGCTCATCCAGCCATCCTTGTAGGACTCTTCCTTTGCAAAGGAGTTGTCCTCATCTTGGTTGGGGTTGCCATCCTCATCTCCCTCAGAGGTGTTCAGCTCTGCGGGGGCCATATAGTTAGGGTCAATTCTGATGTCCCTGAACATGGTGGAGGCTTCCTCAGCAAGTGGACGGAAGTATCTGAGGAGTTTCTTGAACTCTTGGTTTCTGTAAAGGTCTTCTGCACTTGCACCCTCCTCTTGGAAGGAATCCACAGCCTCTTGGAACATGGCCTTCACCCTGTTGAAGATGCCAGCAGGGGTGTAGATGGACATGACCTTGAACCTGTCGGTGGTATCCCTCTGTTGTTGGAGTTCCTGCCTTATTACGGCATTGGGTGCTGTCTCTATCCTCTCGTCAAGTGCCTTGAGATACTCAGCAGTAGCTGCATCCCACTGGTCGGTGAACAACCTTGCAAGGAGACTTGCCCTGTCTCTCCTTACCTGAGGGTCAAATACCCTGTCCACCTCATTCTGCTCTTGCACTGAGGATACCTTGGAACTGAATGCCTCAGAGATGACCACTTGCTCAGGGTGTCTCATCTTTGTCCTGAATTCATTCAGTGTCTTGGCATCAGGGTACTCGTCAATGGACTTCTGATTTTCCTGCTGCCAAAGCTCAACCAAGGTCTTGGTTGATTCTGGTGTTTCACCAGCTAATTTTCTCGCCAACTCTCTGATTTCAGGAGTGACTATCAAGCAATGACTCATACAACTCTGTATTTATTGAATGTAATAAGGTTTATAGTGCAAAGATAAGGAACTTATTTGGTTCCAGAAAGAATCTAATCATAAAAGTGCGTTAATGTAAACAAAAGACTTGGTGTAATATAACAGATAGTATGAAAAAGAAAAAGGGAAGCATTTCTGCCTCCCTTTATTTATTACTTTGAGGGTTCTTCCTCAAACTTGGATTGATGCTTGGAAACTGAATCCTGTATGCCAGCATTAGCAAGTTCCTTCCACATCTTTGCAGCCAGCCTTTCCATGTCTGGATGAGGCTTGCCTGTCTTGCCCCAGAGCCTAAGGTCGAAGAAGAACTTCCAATCTGAGGTGAAACCCGTCATGCAGATTTCAGTCTTCAGGCCTTTTGGCAGGAGTTGCCTTGCCTGCTGGGGCTTCCACCCCAAATCAAGCATTTTGAAGTACCCCTCCTCTGCATAGGCAAAGTAGGAGAACAGCTGATAGAGTTGCATATCAGGGGATTCCTCTGGTGGCCTGTCAGCGGCAACCCCAGTCTCTTCCACTGAATAGTTCTTGCAGTAGTCCTTGTATTGCTTCCTTGTAATCCAGCTTGGCAGGATGAAGGTCAGCTCCTTTCCAAACCTGTCCTTGCTGTAGTTGCAGTACCTTGTGGACTCCTGTGCAAAAGAAAACACCCTATGTCTCACAAGCTCATGGCTCACACCTGTGTCAGTGGTCAGCCTGAAGGTAATCCTCCTCTCGTGGAACTCCGTTGGCTCACAGAGGTACTTGAGGTCATCCTCCCAATGGTTCTCCACAATAACCCTGTAGTTAGTGGTAATAGCCAAATAGGGAGTATAGTGAGGGGCCTTTACATCAAGGTGAAGCTCAACACCATCAGAGGTGCAGAGTTCCCACACCACATTGACTCTGGTGTAAGGATTCTCAAAGTACTTGGAGCACAAGCCCGGGTGTAATAGTCTATGGATGAAGTTGTAGGGTATCTTGAGATACACAGTGCCATGCTCCAGCATAGCAGTATGGTGAGAGGCAATCATCCTTTCCACGAAGGGACGGGAGCTTTCTCCCTCAACCATCTGGTCACTGGTTTTGTAGCATGTCCTGCCACAAGCTTCTATCTGATGAAAAACTCCTTCAAGACCCGAAGGTTGTTGAAGGAGTTCAGCTTTTGATTCAATGATTTTCATTTACCAAGTGAAATTGTTGAAATAGGTGTTTTGGACGGTCAGACCTTGGTTGTCTTGACCCAAATCAGCGAGTGCAGAATTGACAGCCTTCACAATGTCAGCTCTCCAATTGGCTTTCTGGTCATTGTAGATGTCCTGTGAGTACACACTCAGGAAGTCATTGATGCCTGTGATGACCGTGTTGCCAGATTTCCTGAGCCAATAGTAGGCAGAGTTGTTGGTGGAATCAGCCTGTGCATCCTCAATCTGTGACAAGAGACTGCCTGTGGAACCCTTGATAGGCATTTCACCCAGAGTCCACTTGCTGGCCCTGTTCACAAAGCCCAAGATATTGGACATGCCTGTCTCCCTTGGTGTGCCACTGTAGGTGAGAAGCTCATCAATGCTTGCCACTCCACCACCTGCACCATTGACATCAAAGGTATCACCAGAAGGGTTGTCAATCTTGAGGGTTGCATTGTTCCTGTTGGTTGTGTTGGTGGCTGTCTGAGCCTTGAGGTCATCAATCTTGGTTCCAACAGTACTAATGTTAGTGTTCATGGTCTGCTGCTGGCTCTTGATGTTCTCAAGTTTGGTAGCCAGAGTGTCCATCTTGCCATTGTTGGCATTAGCATTGGTGTTCTGCTGGGTCTTGAGGTCATCCAGACTGACCTTGATATTGTACAGGAGTTTCTCAGAGTTGGTGAGTTCGCTGGTGTCAACATCAAGTGTGGAGGATGGAGTACCACCAGAAGCCACGATAGCTTTCCTTACATCAGCAGCAGCCTGCATCATACCATTGGCCCACCTGTAGGCAGCAGCACAAATCTGCATGATGCTGGCATCATCGAAGGTCTCTGGGTGGTCAAGCTTTGCCAAGAGAGCATTTAGTGTGTGCATGGCAAACTGGTCTCTTGGCTCAAGTGAAGAAATGGTGATTACATCTTCATACCCCTCATCAGCTTTGGTGAGTGGCTGGCTTGTTCCCACAGATTGGGAGATTTCTGCCGTGATGATGTAAAGGGTCTTGTTGACAAAGGTGGAGTTGGCACAAATCTTCACCACTCCAGAGCTGTTCACCCACATCGGGATACCTCCAATGGTAATCTTATAGGGGGTTCCAGTGTTACTGGTGTCCCTCACAAGTTTACCTGTGTAGTCAAGGTTGGCAGTGTCATGGCTGCCTCCATCAATGTCATTGTTCTTGAAACCCACCAGCATTCCTGCGAGGGCTGCATCAAGGTCAAATTCTGACCAAGTGTAAGTTGTTCTTTCTACAGACATAATTTAACAAACTACTTCAGTTTCGTCATTATGCCAATCATCGCAAGCTTCTATAATACTCTTCAGGTACTTGCCCTGAGAGGTGTGTTCCCCTACCTGACTGAATTTCTCCTGAGCCATTGACTTCAATTCCCCAAGCAGGTCCTGAAGAGTAAAGTGTTGCTCTTGGTAGATTCCAACCCAGTTGGTGTCTTGGGTGTTGGGGGTTACGCATTTGCAGTTCCCCAAGTCATCCCAATCTTCCTCCTCCACATAGTCTGAGGTCTTGACCTTCACAGTCTTGCTGAAAGTCTGGCTGATGGTCACCTCAAACTCAAGCTCAGGAGGTTCCTTCTGGTTGTAGGGGGCACGGGGGTCATTCCTTGCCCCTAATGGATAGTTGTCGCACATCTTTCTTAACCTTCTTTCTGTCTGTTTCAAGATTGTTCTCCTTGATGAGGCGGGCAGCTATGAACCAAGGAATCTTGAGTGGGATGCTGATGTGCCTTCCCTTGTCATTCACATAGATAGCATGGCTGCCGTTGTTTCTGGAGTAGAAGAAACCATTTCTCTCCACCATTCTACAGAACTCGTCATGTGCCCATTGCTGTCGTTTGTGCATTGTCGGCTTTCCTTTGCTCCAGCTCCTTGATTCTGTCATCAATGTACCATTTTGCTTTCTTGAGGTCTTCTATCTCCTTGTCAAGGTCTGTGAGGTCTGCATCCTTTTTGAGGCCAGCCCTCCACAGGTATTTGATAGCATTACCTATCGAAAAGCAATAATACCTTGCAATCTCTATGCACTCAATGCCAGAAGGATGGCTATTGTAATGTGCTGGATGATTGACATTATCCTTTGCCTGCAAAGATACGGAATTCTTTTTTGATTTCATAGTAGAAAAGAAAAAAGGTGTGTCTTCCACAAGGCACACCTTTATTGTTAATGAACCCAAAAATCAGCGTAGCCACCATCAGCAGGGAGTGGGAGCTTCTCACAGAAGAAGGAGCCAGCCCTCTCCATGCAGTCTTTGACTACATTGGTGAGTTCCTCTGCCATCTCTTCAGGCACCTCTATGTTCCACTCATCATGAGCAGGGACACAGAGCTTCACCTTGAAGAGCAGGTCATGCTCAAGCAGGTATTGCCAGAGGAATATGGAAGCAGTCTTGAACATCACAGCACCAGTGCCCTGACAAGGATAATTGATTGCCTGTTTCTCAGAAGCTGACTTTCTCTTGAAGTAGTACTTCACAGGATATATGTAGGCATCTGCGATGCTCACATAGACCTCCTTGTCCTCTTCCTTGTTGGCTTTCTTCACCTTGTAGTGATATGTGCCGGGGATACTTCCCATAGGCTCACCGTCTGCAAACCTCTTACAGATTTCAGCCCTTACTGCCTTGGGTATCTTGGGGTTCTCCTGATTCTTGTAGCCTCTGTAGTTGACCCAAAACTCCTCGGTGAACCTCTTCTTGCAGTTCATCAGTTGGGCATAGTCATAGATGTAAGCCTTGTGTTGGGAGAAAGGATTGAGGAGTATGACTCCCGTCCTCATCACATCTTTCTTCTGCCTGTCCTGATAGGCTGCAATCCCCGGAAAGCCCTTCATGTAGTTGTCATAGATTTTCCTTGACTCTTCAGGACTCTTTCCAGAGTGCTGCTGGATGGTATTCCAGTCCCCACCGTAGTTGATGGGGAATTCCACTTGGGACTTCACATCATTCCTGATGCCATGAAACTTCTTCTTGACTTCCTCCACAGGACATGTAACTATGTCAGGGAAGGACATCTTGGCCACAAGGCTGTGGACATCACCACAACCATGATTGAAGAGGTCAAGCATTGCCTTATCATTGGTGATGTCGGCAATAATCCTTGACTCCTGACCAGAGTAGTCGCAGGAAATCCATTTCATGCCCTTGCCTGCAATGAAACAGGCCCTTGTCTCAGCATCATTGGGGAAGTTCTGGAAATTGAGGTACTCAAGACTGTTGCTCTTGTCCTTACCCCCAGATGACAACCTCCCTGTATCTGTGCCAAGCTGGTTGAAGTTGGTGTGAAGTCTGTGGCTCACCACATTTATCTGGTCCAGCACATTCTGCCCATAGGTGGAAGTCACCTTGGTAGCTCCCTGATACTGGATGAAGAGATAGATGAGGGTGGAGAGGTTAGCTTGAGGAGCAAGAACTTTTTCCTCAATGCTGTCTTTCCACTCACCTGTCTCCTTGTCCTTGGCAAGGAGGTTGAGGCCCAGTGACTTGAACAGTGGGACACACTGCTTTGGACTCTTCCAGTTGATGTTACAGGTAGGAGGCAAGAACCCAAGGAACAGGTCTCCTTGCAGGTTTTCAGTGATGAAATCCTTGCTGACCTGATGTTCTATTGGGACCTTGTATGCCTCAGCATAGCCCCTCTTAGGTCCTTTGATGTCCTTCTCAGGGCACCTCTCACCTTTCATCTTCTTTCTGGCTTTAGCCAAGTCCTCCTCACTAAGTCCCTCAGTCTGAAGATAATGGTAGGCGAACTTCTCTCCTGAAGCAGACCTGACAATCCAATCATCAAGAGCATCCTTGAAGACCCTCTCAGTGAAGTTGTCCAACTCCATCTTCCATTGCCACTTGGGAACACTGAGGAGTACTCCACAATATTCTGTGTAGGCAACCCAAGGGACGGATTTCTGTTCATAGTCATTGGCTGTAAGCAACCCTCTCTTGTCAAGCTCAGGCTGCTGGGCATCCATGATTCTTTCCAGATACTTCACATCGTTGGCAGCATATTCTATGACTTCCTCAGTGAGGCCAGCCCACATGATTCTGCCACGCACTGTCTTGTCAAGCTCAACCCCAAGGTAGTTCTCCCCAGCTGATTTGAGACTCATGCTGTGAATACCAGAGGGATAGCCAAGCCACATCAGCTTCTCAGCTATGAATCCATCATAGACATCCTTCAGGACAATCCTGTGATGGAAGAGGAACTTCATGTCAAACTTGATATTCCAACCAATGAAGAGCCTGTCAGACTCAAGATAGTCCTTGAGCAAATGGACATCAACAGTGGTGCAGTCTATCACAATCTGAAAGTCATAGCATCCAAGCTGAAGCAGCAGGAGTTCTCTGGTGTATGGGTCGAATCCCATAGTTTCAGTATCCAACCCAACCTTCTTTAAGGGTTCCAGCATTGATAAAGCTCCCTCCAAGCTCATAAGCCTGTACTTGTCACTCGGAGGGAGTATCTGTGTTGTAACTACATAAATCATTTGAGTCGAATGATATAGCCAAACTCTGTTGTGAGCATGATGGACTCCACTATCTCAGTGTGGTCTGGGACATGGGTTCCTTCCATTATGACTGGACCACCCTCAGGCTGAATATACTTGAAGCCTGTTGGTGTCTTGCCATCAAGTAGGGTTGGGCTTGTTGTCTTAAGCTGGTAAACATCGGAGTCTTGTCCATCTTTCCTCAGCAGCTGGCGAAGCTCCACCACATGTTCCTTGTTGGGTAATGTGAGTGTTGCCATAGCCTTACTTTGCTGAGTAGGCAGTGAAATCCTCGAAGTTCAGCTCATACTTGTGTTTAGCAAAGAACATACTTCCGAGGACTCCATGCACTACGAGACCCGAGTTGCTGAATGCAGAGGCAAACTGCTCCTTGAGGTCATGGACTACAAAGGTCTCTTCAAATATGTGACCTCTGTAATCAATGTCAAGGGTGACCTTGCCACTGCTTTGGAATCCTGTGGAGCCAGTGCTCACCTTGATTGAGGAATCATCCTTGCCCTTGATTGCCAAGGAATCCAAGACATTGCTATCAATGTAGGAGTAGTCCCCTCCAGTGTCCAAAAGGAAATGAAGCTTTTGGCCATTGTTCACGAAGGTGACCACTGGAACATTGAGCAGGTCCATAGACTCCTTGAAAGGGATAGGAATCTTCCTCTCTTTCTTGCTGTGCCCTGACCACACCAGAAACGCGATAATGAGTAATAGGATTATGATAAGTATTGCAATCATCATATACCCTACCTCCTATCTTGTGCCTGAATGTCCAAATCCTCCCCTATCTGGGTTACTAAGTTCATCCACCAGCTTAATCTTGATTCCACTACAGAAGAGGTTGGACAACCTCTGCCAGAAGGTAGCCTTTTGGGAAAGCTGAATCCTGAACTGGCAAACCCTGTCACCTTTCTGGATTTGAGTGGCATTGAGAGCGACCACAGGCATCCTCCATTGGTCATTGGGACCACAGTAGGTCTGGTCAATGACACCTTGGGAATTGACTTGGATGATACTCCAATTCTTGAAGGTGCTGCTTCTTGGCACGACTACAGCTTCATAGCCAGCTGGCAGTTGCATAGCAACACCAAGAGGGATGAGAGCTGTGTCAAACTCAAGGGTTCTGAACTTCACGCTATTGTGTTTGTGGAGCTGGTTGGCAAACGGCGCATTGAGGTTCACCTCCTCAGCTGCCCTGAGGTCAATCCAGTCCCCATTGGCAGTGATTTCAGGAGCACAACCCTCCACTAAAACTTTTACCTTTATTGTTTTCTTCATCTTGTTACTTCTTTTGGAATCTAAAGGTGATGTCCTGTAGTTCATCGTCCACCACCTTGTAGAATCTTTGGTTTGTGTTTGGGCAATCAAGCCCACCCCTGTCCTGCATGTAAGGCCCCAATTTGATGTAGTCAAAAAAGTCGATGTAGTCTTTCACCACAGGAGGCAGCTGTTCAAACCCAGAGTACCAGCATACCTTTATATCCTTGCGATGAATACGCACCACACTTGCCAGAAAGACCACATATTCAGGGTCAGAGTCACCACCCATCAGGGCAACACAGCTAATCCCATCATGCTTGTCCATGAGTTCAAGGAGGGAGGGTTCTGTGAGTTCCTTACCCTCATCTTTCCATAGCCAAGGGGAGTGGCAACCCTCACACTTGTGAGGACAGTTTGAGATATTGATGGCCAAGGTAATCTCATCAGGAACCTCGGCCATCACTATTTGAGTGTCAATGTATTTCAACATCCTTTGCATAGTACCTTCTCTCAGCTTCTATCCTCCTCCCTCTTGAGAAACTCTTGATGGGTCTCAGATAGCCTATGATTCTGGTCCACCATGTGATATGCTGGCTCCCACACTTGGGGCAGGTCTTGAGTGGCCTTTTACTGATGTACCCGCAATCCTCACACTTTGAGTTGGGGATATTGAAGGTATAGTAATTGGTGCCATTCTTGACTGCATACCTCAGAAGTTTGAGGTACTGCTCCTCACTGAGATGTTCTTCCAGATTGCAATGAAGGGCAACCCCTCCATCCAAGGAGCCAGTGAACCTCCTGCCATGAAGCCTGAACTTCTCCAGCACATCAATGCTGGTATCTTCTGGCTTGTAGAAGTAGGAATTGTAGAGATTCCTATCCTCAGGAACCCAATACCCATCAGCCTTGTCCCAGTCATAATTCTTGATAGCCAAGTTCTCCGCTGGCACACACTCAGTATTGAACTTGAGTTGGTGCTTGGGGTTATAGGGGTTCTTCTCGGCAAGCCTGTTCTGGTTGCTGATGGTGGTCTCTATGGTCTGACAGAAATGCTCATACTCAGGGTTGTCACTACAGGTCAGGCCAAGGAATTCGGCAGCCTCATTGAGTCCATTGATACCAATGGTGAGGAACTGCTGATTCAGGTGGATATAGCCCTCATTGTAGGTGGGTAGCATGTTGTTGTCATACAGGTCCCAGAGAAGCTCATTGTAGGCAGAGTGATACATGTACACCCTTTTCAGGATAGCCTCCAAGTACTGGCTGAGGGAGTTTGCCATATTGGTATCCCTCCACTTCTCCTGAGCCTCTTCTCTGGTGAGGTTATGCTCCTTGCAGAAGTTCTGCACCAACCTGTTAAGGTTGAGAGTGATGACACTCTTGGAGCCTGTGGCCACACCTGTCAGGCCATTGGTGAAGCTGAACTCATTCTTGTCCAGCTTGTTCCTGAGCCTACAGCATGAGGAGAGGGCATCGGCATTGTCAGAAGTGTACACGAAGAAACTGTGACCTTCTGCCTGCATGTGAGCAGTGAACCTCTCATAGTCTGAGTCCATAATCTTCTCCCCATCAGAGAGAAGGGCCATAGTCTCCACAGGGAAGGTCAGCAGAGTCCTGCTCCTCTCCTTGTTGAACCACTGCATGAACTTTTTCTGAAGGTAGTCAATGCCTTCCCACTCTGGCTTTGTACCATCAGGGAACACAAACTCCCCAAACAGAGCCTGCCAATAGTTCTTGTCATAGTAGGAGATGTTGGTGAAGGGACTCTGGAAACTCCTGTTGCCAGCAGGCTGATTGATGGTGTAGATAATATTCTGGAAAGCCTGTTCAATGACCTCGGAAATCCTCTTCTTCACTGTGAGTGTCCACCTGTCTTTGCCAAGTAGCCAGTGAGTGAGTTTCTGCCACAGGGTCTTGGGCTTCATCAGCTCCACAGTAACCTGTGCCCAATGGTCTTCCTTTTCCCAGAACCTTGGTCCCCACTCCTTCACACAGTAGTAGTAGAACACATTGAAGAACTCTCCAAATGCCACTGCTCCTTGGAATTGGGAACTAAGCAGGAACACCAGATTGTTGAACTGACCTGTGAATGAGGTGAGATTCCTCGGGGCTTCGGTGTCCAGCTTGTCAAGTGTGGCAGTTCCCTTGTGGAGGAAGGGATACATGTTCACAGCCACACAATATGGTCTTGTTGCTGGAGCTGAGCCTTCATCATGCTTGTACATGACATGGGACTCAAGGTCAGCTATGTAGTCAGGGGCATTGGCCCCATACATTTCTTTCAGTTTCTTGGTGACCCTGTATCTGCTGACCTCCACATTGGTTGTCTTGTAGAGTTCAGCTTCGAGGGTAGCTACATTCTTGTTCTGCACATTGGCATTGGCATCTATCTCTGAAACAGAGGCAGCATTGTCCTTGCTGTGTGCATAGCTTTCGATGTAGTCGGCTTTCTGCTTGATGAACCTGAGTTCAGCGTGCTTCTGCCTGTAAAGGATGAATGCCTTTGCAACCTTGTGATTGTAGTTCATCAGGAGGTTCTCAACCTTATCCTGAATTTCCTCAACACTGATGGTGTCACCTCTTGAGAAAGCCTTGGCTACAGCATCCAGAAGCTTCTCACTGGGAGTGAAACCACATGATTGATAGGCACTTGTGACCGCAGAAATGACCTTCTGCAAGTCAAACTCTTCCTTTCTTCCGTCTCTCTTGATTACAATCATCTTCTCATCGTGTTTAACCAGTAATCCAAATCATTTTTCCCTACCTGCACAATCCCTATGGGGACAGGAGGCCTGTCCTCAAGATAACCCTTCAGGACCTGTGCAATCTCAAACGGGTCTTCCAATTTGATGGAGTTGTCTTCTCCATAAACCAGAGTGCCCATAGCTTGGGTATTCATGAATTCCCAAGCCAGCGGGGTGAGTGTCTTCCTGTTGACCACTACAAATGTGTAGTTGGCCAGCTTATAGTCCTTGAAGACAGGGGACTTGTCAAGGTTGTGGCGGATGATTCTCCAATAAAGCCTGCCTTGAATGTCATACCTCCACTGGACAAAGCTCAGGAAGAAATCCCACTCAGGGTGAGAGGATGTCTTGAGGTCAATGGGGTAGATGATTTTGTTTACATGGTCAACCAGAATGAGGTCAGCCATGCACCTGAAGTCAATGCCGTTGAGTGTGGCCTTGAACTTCAGCTGGTACTCCCTTACAACATTGTCATTGAAAGGGTTGTTGGGGGCAAAGAAGAACTTGGTGGACTCATTGTTCCTGAGAGCATCCACTGAGGCAAGCACCTCATTGTAGGTGCTCTGGTCAAGGATGGTCTTGGTCTGAGCTGCATAAAGCAGCCTGTAGTACTCTCCACCCTGCTCCTTGATAACCCTTGCCCGTGTCTCTGGCCTCCAGTTCTTCTGGTAGCTGAGTTCCTCGGACAGAGCTATGATGTCGGCATCTGGTATGTCAGCCAAATTCCTGTGGGTCATGAAGGAGTTATTAAATAAGGCTTTGACCATCGTCACTATGGAATCTGGGATGGCAGGGAAATCTGCTACCAAGAATCTGCTGTTGAACTCCTCCTCACTGCCTGTGATGAGAGCATCAACTGCACTTCCAAAGGTGAGACTTGGAGTCTCCACTCGGTCAAAGAGGGTATCCAGCTTGTTGAAGCCTTCCCTTACAAACTTTGAAAGGGTACTGTAGCTCAATGCTGGGTCTGCCCTGTATTCCTCCTCACTGACTTGCCAACTGATGTCAAAAAGTCTGGGGTTCATTGTCTAATTCTTTTAGGAGTTGTTGGAGGTCTCTGATTGAGTAAACGACTGCATACACAGCCCTTACATGGTTCTCACGGGTGTACTCCTCCAGCCAGTCCCTGAACAGCCTTGCCTTGTAGGGAGCCACATCATTCTTGAATCCTTTGGCTTCAAGGAACACCTTGATGCCCTTGTAGTCAAAGATGAAGTCTGGTGTGTAATGGACTGCTATTGGCTTTGATGTAACCCGCTTGAATACCTTCCCAACCCTGTCAAAATATGGGACAGAAAAACTCTGCCTGTCCCATATTTTGCATCTCTGTGGCTCATAGTCCACATCAAGTCCCATACTCTGCATGGCCTTGTAGAGCCTTGCTTCCAACTGGGACTTGAAGCTTATATCAGCCACTTGGGTTGTTGTGGCGTTCAGTATCTTCTTATTCTCTTTCATCCATCAAGACCTGAATGAAAGGAAGAAGGAAGTCAAAGGCTTTCTTTGCCCCTTCTTCAGTGGCAAACCTGACCACGCAGAGACCAGCTCCAGTCACAGGCTCAACAGCGAAGTTGTTGACAGGGTTCAGGAAGAATCCCTTAATCTCACCCATGTCATGTCCTTCGTTCTCATGTTCAGCTATGCACTCCAAGAGAACCTCAATGAAAGCTGCGAGGGAAACATGTCCCAGCTTGACCATAAGGTCAGCAGCGACAAGATGAGGCATCCCTGTCATCTTGACAAGGGTGTCCAAGCACTGGTCAACCTGCCTCAGGCCTGCCTCAGTATCAATGACATCCTTGGTCTCAAGGATACCCTCCTTGACAAGCCTCTCCAGATTTTCCTCACTGACTTGGACATTCACACGATACTCACCCTTTCCAAAGGGAGTCCGAGCACCTTCCTTGATAACGAGAATCTTGTCCCCGATGTTCACTGCTTTGTCAGTGCCTTTCAAAAAATACTTTGTCATTTTGTTTGTTGTTAAAGATGAATTAGTTGTACTCCTCATACCATTGTATGGGTGTGCCATACATTCCCACAAGGAGCTTGTTCAGGTCTGTGAACACACTGTAAGGCATCTTCTGCCCTGTCCTTGCGAAGTAGGCAGGGTGCTGCACCTTGAACACATACTGAGACTTGATGTAAGGCTCAAATGTGGCAGCTTGGGAGCCAAAGAGTACAAAGATGGTGGACCAGTCATACTTGCTGATGTTGTACACCAGCTTGGATATGAAGGGCCTCCATAGCATTGTGTGGCTTCCAATCCTGTTCATCTCACAGGTGAGTGCAGAGTTCAGCATCAGTATCCCTTGCCTCCCCCAAGACTCCAAGGTCTGGTCAAAGGTAATGGGATAGTTGTGCGGCCTCTCAAAGTTGATGCAGGCTTCCTTGATTACCTCAAGGGAAGGAGACAGCTCAGTGCCCTCCCTGTTGCCAAAGAGGACACCAGTTGCCACTCCCTTCTGAGGATAGGGGTCTTGCCCCAAGAAAACCACCTTGCAGTCATGCAAAGTACACAGGGTGAAAGCCTTGAAAATGTCCTCAAAGGCAGGAACCACCAGCTTTGTCTGGTATAGGTCATACACCTTTGAGACCACCTTGTCAAGCTCCTCCCTGTCAATCACCTTCAACCAGTCTCCGAAATACTCATCAATACTCATCGTACTTGTAGCAATCATTGATATGTGCTGCAATCAGGTCATTGAAGTGTTCGTTGTCTGCTGTTGATGGTGATGGCAGATGTGGCTTTGCCAAGAAGTGGTCGCAGTCATCAATGACCACTTCCATCTTCTTGTCCACAGAATACTGTGCGTGGTTCACCTGAACCATGCGTGGTCCCTGTTGGGAGCACAAAGGTATGAATTTTTTGTAAATGGTTTTCTCCACCATGCCTTCTTGATTGGCAAAGACCCTGTAGTGGATATGACATCTGCACCTATCATATACAAACTTGTTGAGTCTTTGGTCATAGTGGAAGACAGCCGTAGAGATGTAAAGGAGTTCGTGGTTTCTGTTGAGTATGAAGCCATCCCCTCCATAATACATCTCCCCGTTGTTATTCTTGACACACCTCATCCTTGCATTCCAAGTGGTATCCTGAAAGTCCCTGAGCATGTTGCCTACCAGTCTTCTGGTCCTGATGTAGCCAGACTCATTGGTGAAGAGTGGCAGACAAATCTCAGAGGGCTTTGGATTCATTCGGTAGATATACTCAAGGCATTCCTTCATGACAAGGGGTATCTCAAACTCCTTGTCATAGCTTATGTCAGCCCTCAGGTAATGTCCGAACATAGTGTTCTTGGACAAATTGAGAGGACTCTCATAAGCAAAGTTGAACCTGCTTGGGTAGTTGGTCCTGTTGTAACCTCCAAGGATGAAATCTTCTACCCTATCCATTACTTCTCACACTTTAGGAACATGGTGAGACCATCATAGGATGTGAAGAAGGGCACATCTCTCTCCTCCCAGCCTGATACTTCGTTTGCCACGAAGTTCACAAACAGGTTTACGATGAGAGAGCCAATGAGGTTGGCCATGTAAGTTGTTTGTTTGTAGGAGCACACAGTTGCATCAGCCTGCTCATCCGTGAAGAGGTACTTCTCCCTGTAGGTCTTAATAGCCCACTCATTGTCCCCTGTGATACAGAGGACTTGGAGTTCTTCGGCTGCAAGCCTGCCATCAATGAAGAGGCATTTCTTCTTGTCCTCGGCACTTCTGGTCTTGACAAGTCCCAGCCACTTCTCAAAGAAGAGTTTTCTGGCTGCCATATTGTCAAAGCCACAAATCATGATGTCAGAAGGCTCGGTGTTCTCCGTGAACCTCTGGCTGACTGCAAAGGCACTGTCATAGTTGGCATAGTTGCTGACCATCTGTGCAATGGCATCCACCTTGGTCATGCCCACATCAAGCTTGCTGTACAGCTGGCCTGACATATTGGCATATTCCACAAGGTCATCATCATAGAGGAACAGGGACTTGGGGTGCATCCTTGCCAACAGGTAAGCCACATAGCTTCCAATGCCACCAACACCTGCAAGGGTGATGACCTTCTGCTGAATGGCCTCATACCAGATGGCACTGCTGAACCTCGATGAGTCTTCCTTGACCTGAAGGCTGTCTGAGTTGCGTGGAATGACTGCGGAGTCAATGAGTCCCAGCCAGTAGTAATACCTGAGCCTCTTCACGCTGGTCTCCGAAGTGCTTTCCTGAAGAGTCTTGATGAGGGCATCAATGGTATCATCGGAATAGGAATCCCAACCCATTTCCCACCTGCCTAAGTCACTCTTCAGAGTTTCAAGGGTATGTACGGTGGCTATGGAGAGGATGAAGATTCTTGAGGCTCCCTCATAATCTATCTTCAGGATGGTGGGAGTCCACACATCTGAAGTGATGGGAGTTTGTAGATAATGGAACTGGATGGGCATGGTGGCAGCCTCAAAGCGGCGTCTCATCTCATTGACAATGAGGGAAACCACATATCTGTTCATGTGGTTCACATCATAGAAGTCAGGCTGGGATGAGAAGTGGTCTATGATGCTCACAAGCTCATTCTCAGTAAACTCGTCTGAAGGATGCTCCTCCAGATACTGATGTATGTATGCTGCCTGCTGCTCACTGTATCCTTGAAGCAGATTCTGTAAGGTCATCAATTCCATAAGGCAAATAGGTTTCTAATTCTTCGATTATCGCATTCTTGCAGTAGCTGTCAGGGAGTCCTGAGAGGTACAGGCCAATGTTATAGGCAAGAATCTGTCTGCTGATGTCAGGGTCTCCTGTCTCAAGTTGCCATTTCTCCTCAACCTCCTTCAAAAACTTCTCATCAAGAGGTTCATCAAGGATAATCTCAATGAAGTTGGTGAGCCAATGTGCCCATCTGTCTTCGTTGATTCCATCTGTGAAACTGCCAAACCTCTTCTCGATGGTCTCATCAAGATGCTGGACCCACTGAGAAGCATCTATCTTCTCGGGGTATGGCAGGAAGATGCTGCCCGTGAGCAGTTGGAGTGCAAGGCTCTCAACAAGCTTTGCATCCACTGGAGTAAGGATGTAACCCAGCTCTTCCATTTCCCCGAAGCCATGAAACAAGGTGGGTTCTTTGACTGGCTTCTCAGTAAGGTTCTGGGCTGGTGTAGTGACCCTTTTGTAGCCTTCGCTGGGATTAGGAGGAGTTGTGGGAGTGGTAGGAGGAGTGTATGTAGGCCTTTGATAGCCGCCATAGCCACCTCCATAGCTTCCGTAGGATGGATAGGAGGGAGTGGAAGGAGTGTACCTTCTGGTTTGTGCCTGCTTGATTTCACTGAGCCTTGTGTCAATCTCCTCAAAGGGAGTTGCAACCTCAGCTTTCTCTATCTCAAGGTTGAACCACTCAATGTATTCTTCCTTCTTGACCTGCTGGGTGTCTTTCTCAGACCTCAGGTTGGCTACAAGGGGAACCACAGCACCATTGTAGGTGGGGTACTTGACATCAGTGGTGAAGATGACATGGGCTTCTGCCTTGATTTCCTTGGAGATTCTTCTGGTCACACCAGCAGTGTACTTGCCTGCATTGTTGACAATCAGGGACACAAAATGAACTGTGTCAGTGCCCTCTGAGATGAGAGTGTTGGTGTCAGTGCCAGAGAAGAAGGTGGGCATGTTATTGTGGGAGTGGATGAGGCCCTGATAGATGCCATCCTGAAGAAGTTCAGGGTGTTCTACCATGTAACTCACCACATCAGCGGACTCATTGTACTGGGTAAAGCCCTGTGTGCCAATATCCATCGGGAATATGTCCACACAAGTTACCTTGAAGTCCTTGTTTTCCATTGAGCCTTCAGCTTTGTAGAAGAGGGTTCCAGACCACTCTACATCATGAACTCTGTTGCACAGGTGTCTGATTTTGGCTTCCACCTCCTCAGGTATGACCATCTTAAAAGATGAGGCTCCCTTGACCAAAGACAGCTTGGCCTGCTCCTGAGCTGGCGTTTTGCTCTGAGGCTGCTGCTTCTGGCCTTTGTTTTTGTTCTTTCCCATAATGATAATTAAGTATTGAAAGTGCTTTCGTGAGTATAAAGCTGCAAATGATAGGAGACACTAACAGTGTCTTGTTTTCACCCACTCCAGCAGAGGGGTTGCTTTCGATGTGAATCCTTTGTAACTCACCCTTGAATGACAGGACAGTCCTGCCCTCTATGTTGGAAGGAATCTCAGACTGAGGGGCATTGGCTTTGTAGGCTCTGCCGTCTGCTATGATGGCTTCCATCAGCAGATTGGTCTCCTTGAGAGTTTGCAGGGAATAGCCCAAGCGGGATGAGTTGTACCAGTCAATGAAGGAGTTACTGACTCTTACCCAGAAATCTATCAGGGGTTCGCCAAGGAGGTAACAGCCTTCCTTGTAGGAGAACTTCATTGACTTTTGGTTGAGGAAATAGTTGACAAACGGCAGTATGTGGGCTTCTTCTATCCTCCTGATGCCACCATTGGAGTAGCGGGTGAAGGAACCTATGTTATAGACTGGCTTCTCCAGCTCCCCTATAGGGTAGATGAGACCCTTTCCAACTGTCTCCATCCTGAAATAGGGAGTGCCTGCAATGGACTCCACAGTGACATACTTGGCAAGCTCAAGGGCATACAGGCCCCAGATGTCAAGGTCACACCTGTGATACAGGGTGTTTATGGTATCATTGATTGGGCCTGACCCAGTACATGGGGTGTCCCACCTCTCTGGATGCTCCTTGTTGATGGACGGGAGGTGTGAGTGGGAATAGCCTTCATACCATTGGATGAAACTATACTCAGTCCTCACCATCTGAAACCTTTGTGGGGTCTTTCCTTCAAGGGTTACAGGTATCCTGACAAACAGCTTGGTGATGTCAATGTACCTGTCAAACTCATTGGTGATTCTCACCTGAGGAAAATAGACATACAGATAGGGAGAGCCTGAGGAGGGGAGTGTGCCCCTTACCCATCGCTGAAGCACTGGGCTGAGGTAATCTATGATGCCCAAGTCAGGTATGTAGTCCAAGAACTTCTTGCCTCTGCCGTTCAGTTCATAGTCTTCTTTGTCTATGTGATATTGCTCTGTGTCCCATTGCTTGATACCCAAGCCTCCAAGGGTTTGGTCACCAAGCCAGTTGAGGAATTCCTCGAAGGTTGCACAGGACAAATCAACATACTGCTCCCCGAAGTAATCCACAAACACTTCATATATCTCTGGAATCCTTCCAAGGGCAGCATTGTAAACAGACTGAAGTTTGCTTCTTACTTCTTCGGTCATAGTATAATAAAAAAAAAGAGGGTAGGCAGGTATCAAATCCTACCCACCCTCTTGGTTTTGAACTTCGGTGTGTACTGCCTACTTGCAGAAGTCAAACATGGAGTTGATTTCAGCAGGGGAGTAAGGGTCCTTGTCACCCTCAGGGACAGGAGTGCCAAGCACATTGGACACAGCCTTGACATCATCAGAGGACAGCAGACCATGAGCAGCGAGAATGCTGGTCAGGGTGGCTACAGCCTCAGCAGCCTTGCAGGAGTGACCTGCGGGCTTGTTGTCTTTGTTCTCCTTGGCAGGAGCAGCTGGCTTCTCAGCCTTGGGAGCTGGAGCTGGCTTGGCGGCCTTCTTGTTGGCGGCAGCTACTGCTTCCTCAAGGGCAGCAGAGGAACACTGCGTAAAGTTCTTGCCATACTTGGCCTTGATGGAGTCGGCGATGCCGAGCTTCTTGATTTGCTCATAGAGTTCGCCTCTGGAGGCACCAGACCTGATGTTCTTCTCACTCTTGGTGAGCCTGAAGACCAGATTGTTGGTGGACTCGCCCTTGTAGGGCACATCATGAGGCAGACGGGAGTCGTTGCTCTTGAGTTCAGTCTTGGTAAGGCCCTCATAGATGGTCATGCCATTGGTGTTGATGCCTTGCCTACTGAGGTCAGCCTTCAGCTCAGCCACAGTCTCAGCAGTGGACATGAAGGTGAAAGTTCTTTGAGTGGAGGTGTCCACTACGGTAAGTTTTCTTGCTTCCATTGTTTTTTTTTTTTGGAGATGAACGATATTT